TATATTTTTTGATTCTTCATAAAGTATAAAAAACAGAACCTTGTATTTATCAGCAGAATTCAAATAATCAAGGTAATGCGACTTCAGGCATATAAACCCATATATAACTGCAAAAGATGGAAAGCTTACAAACGATGTTTCCGTTTAAATAACAGAGAAATTAAGTATAAGTGGGGTTTCAACCAAAAGCAATGGGTTGAAACCCTATATTTTTATTTATTCCCTTAATGTAATATTCCAACGTGCTATGTATATAATTAAATTAATCCTCAATAATTCCTCACCAACACCTCACAGTACGTCTTTTCCTTTCCCTCATACCTACTTAGTAAATTATGATTCCTCTGAATTTCCTCAATAGTAAAGTCACTGTAAAGCTCCCTTACATACTCACAGTCATTGTATGACAGCAGAAATTTACCTTTTATACTTTTCAAGGTTTTGGCAAGCCTTTCATGATCCTCCGTTTTGAATTCAGCCTGATAATACTTTTCTGTTCCATAATACGGCGGATCCAGATAGAAGAATGCTTCAGGCCTATCGTATATTTTAATCAGGTTTTCGAAGTCTCTGTTCTCCACTATCACTCCGGCCAGTCTCTCACTAATCCTGTCCAGATATTCTGTCATATTGGCAATATTCTTTTTCATACAGCCAAAGGTTCTCTGATTACTACCATAGCTGGTTTTAAGTATCATAAAGAATCTTGCCGCACGCTGAATATCTGTTAAGCCTTGCACATTGTATTGTGATTTGAAATCATTAAAAAGCTCCCTAGAATTTAAAAAATATTGCAACTCTCTCTGTAGCCCACCACAATGATACTTTACACATCTGAACAGGTTCACAAGCTCACTGTTATAGTCATTATAAACTTCCATATCTGCATGAGAATCCTTGTAGAAAAGCACCCATGCCGCTCCTCCGAAAACCTCTATGTATCTTTTCATACCTTCCGGGAATCTATTTGTTATTTCCTTTTTCAAACAATTCTTTCCGCCGATCCATCCGATAAAACTATTCATAAATATCCTCCACTTAATTAGGAGCAAATGCCTGCTCCAAGTTTTTTATTTTTAATACTATTTTTTAGAACATATGTTCGTATAAATGGTAAAATTTTTTTACCCGGGAGTTTTAGTCCCGGGTATTCATATCCTTATTTTTGATCCTTAAGTTTTACAGCAAAGAAAAACGATACTGCCATGGTTGCCATAGATGCAAGCTTTTCTGGGTCTATTCTGTCCGTTGCTGTAAATCCTATCACAGCACCTACAAGGGCAAAGGTTACTATAGTTTTAACATCTATTAGTTTTGCAATTTTTTCTTTCATAGATCTCAATCCTCCTTATTTAATTGCATTGGCTATTTTAATAAATAATGCAGGTAAACTTGATACGGTCTTTTTTGCTTTATCTTCCGGCAGTTTTGATAACCAATATTCAAGCGGCGAATCAACCTTATTACATATGATTTTTAATGCCTCACCATATGTCATTTCAGGCACTACATATTGTATGTATGGGCATTTAAGCCAATGTGTCCATGGTGTAGCTCCTGAACCTTTAAGTGGTGTTTTTATTACGCCTGCTTTTGTCCCGTGAGCTTCTATTACTTGACCGTTGCCTACGTATACTCCTATATGTCCCTTGTGCCACACACATACCCCTGATATTTCGGGAATAGTACTAATAGGCCCTTTTTCTTTTGCAGCCGTGTACATTCCGTCAGCGTTCACATCATATTTACTTGTGTAAACAGGATTGTTTTTCCCCCAATCCCACCATAGATATGACTTGATAAGGTTGACACAGTCTGCTGTTCGTCTTTCTATGTAATGTCCTTTAATAAAATTCAAATACCGCCCAACATCATCCCCACATTGCTTTAATTTTGCCTGTAAGATAGATTCTGTTAATACCTGTCCGTACGTTCCCCGGACATATCCCCAACGTTCATTTAATGCCTTTTTGACGTGTTCAACTAACCCTATATTTGTTAACATGTTTTCCTCCTATTTACCCGTAAATTTTAAAGCCCCTACTATAGCACCGATAACGGTTATTGCTGTAGTAAGGGCTTTTATAAGCTCTAACATAATTGGCGACCAAGCTTTGTTGTCGCTCTCGTTTCTTTTTTTAATATCTGCCTTTATCTCGGTTAAGTCCTCCTTTATCGCTTTGACGTAAACTTTTGTTTCCGAATGGTTTTGCTCCAATGTTCTTATCCGTTCTTCGTTTAAACAGTGGTACCCACATTCACCTGCCATCGACTCACTTCTTTCTGTCCTAAAATATAAAAGGACTACCCATTTCTGAGTAATCATTTCAGGTATTATGTTAACCAATTATTTTGGATTTTTCCTCTGCCGTTATCCACCCCTTTGATACCGCAATATCAAGCTGTTTTTCTGTGAGTTCATTTACCTTATGTAAGTAATTCAACCTTTCAAACATACTTTATACCTCCTGTAAATTTGATGTGATTAGAGTGTCAATTTGTGCCTGCATATTAAGATTGTCCAAGATTAATGTATCAACCATTTTCTGTAGCTTTTCAATTTCTGTTTTCTCTACAATAAGTTTTTGACCGTCCCTATAAAAATACCCGTCCTTGTAAGAATCTCCTATAGCAACGGGAATGGTTCCACAAATGATAAGACCATTTGAATAAGCAAATGATTGATCAGCTATAATAATATTTTCTACAGTTGTTCCGTCCTGTGCTAGTATCGCACATCTTAGATTTTCCATGATACCCTCCTCTAATAACCCCATCGTATAATTACTATTCCACTACCACCAGTTCCTCTAGTACTACTTCCGTAGCCACCGCCACCACCTCCTCCACCGTAGCCACCACCACCATTACCTCCACCACATCCCATGACTCCTACACTACCAGTTTGACCAGCACTTCCAGACCCAGCTGTAAAAGATGATGTCCCGGGGTCTCCAGACGTTCCTACACCAGTTGATGTATTTCCCCCTGCTCCCCCAGCACCACCTCCGGCATGTATCCTACCCCAAAAATCAGTAGTTGGTGTGCCCTGTCCCGTACCGTTGGAGCCAGCACCAGAAGAACCTTTAATATAATATGCGGGAGTACCATTGCCACCATTAGAACCTGCTACACCACCCGCAGACCATGTACTAGATGATAAAATCATACCTCCTCCTCCAGCAGAACCACCATTGGCTCCATTACTGGAAGTTGCACCCCCACCTCCAGAAGCTGAAGTCAACCAGGTATAAGTACTTGAGCCACCTGTGGAGCCTGCTGTGCCCCCTGCACCTACAGTAATGGTTACAGGAGTTGAGGGTTTTACCTTATAGAAAGTCTTTGTATAACCTCCTGCCCCTCCACCGCCACCTACATATGAATTCCCTGAACTACTACCTCCGCCACCTCCACCTACCAGGAATACGTCAACAGTTTGGGGAAGTCTATCACTGAAAGAAAGCGTACCTGAGGAATAACATTCTATATAACCTTTTGTAGCTGTTTCTGCAACGATTTTACATGAACCTGTATAGTTAACTTGCAAAGGTTTACCACCGCTACCACTACGAATAAAAAAATTGCTACCTACCCTCACAAAACTGTAAGGCTTATTAGCTTTCATTGCTCCTTCTGTTAATGCAACACCGTCTGCATCTAAAAGCGGTGTTGCACCTAACCCACTAACATTTAACTTTGGTGATGCACTGCAATCAACATTCGGTATTATAGTTATTGGTAGGCCATCTTCATATGCGGTTAACGGAGGAGTAAGAGTTACTTTATATTCGGTTGATGTACTATCACTATCTACTTTCCCACTATACGGTTGTCTCACATAATCGGATAAATGAGTGTCAAGGTTGGATGTATTATCATTAATCAAATTTAAAAGATTACCGGCAGTATTTTCGTCAAGGATATCCTTTAAGTTCTCTACCCATGTTATAAAATCCTCATTTTTTTCTTTCTTAAAACTATCTAGTGCAGCCTGATATTGATTGAAAATTTCTGAAGTATTTACCTGTTCTACTGTTCCATGAACTATTCCACATAAATCACTGTTCAATCTTTGATCTGTAATGTTTGCTTGTAATATTGCGGTGTCTCCATTATTAATTAAGATGTCAGCTATAGCAAGTTCATATATATCTGCATTCCTTGTCAATGTTCGGGCTGTTGGTGTACTTGCCGGAGTCCCTTTCAAAACTGATAAAGCAATTTGCCTATTCAGATGATCCAGCCTCAATACAATCCTGTCAATTCTCTTTAATACACCGTCAGCCACATCTATTGACATATTGAATGTACCGGTATTTTCATAGTAATATCCATTTATCCATGCTTTCCCAGCAGCGACTGAAATGTTCATTCCACCTGAAGCTGTCACGGCTAAATTGTTACCCGGATTTGGATACACTCCGTTACCGATAAAGCTCCCGAAATAGGCAGCATAATCGGAGGCATTGTATTTTCTGTCCCCGTTTATACTGTTAAAAAAACTGCTTTTCTGCACTGTTTATTCCCCCTTCAATATATCCTTCAATTCCGGAAGTGGACTCCCGAAAGTAGGTGTTAGTGTTATGATACCGTTTTCATATACCTCTTCGATTTCGGTTATACGAACATCAATGACTTTGTTCCAAGCTCGATTTCTACAGGTGACAATATCTCCAAGGTCAAAATCCTTTTTATATACCAAACTAGATTGAAAATTTACATTGCTTTCAAAAGTTTCATTTTTGACTGACTGAGCCAAAGCTTCATTTCCACGTTGGATTAACAATGCCTTGTAGACATTCTCCGTTAAATCACCTTTTTGTATGTCCTTGGCATCAACGAATAATTCCCGTCTTTCAAGGCCTGTTGTATCTCCCACCGTAACAATTATTCTGGCTGTTCCTTCTCCCTCTCCGCCAACTATAGCCACTGTCTTATAATTTTCAGTTTCAAGAGAATATTTACTATCGGTTACATTTTCAAACTCTTCGGAGAAAATGGCCCTTGGATATACTTTCTGTGCTGCACTTCTGTTAATCCCCTGATAACATTCAAACAAAAGCTTTTTATCTTTTCTGTCGAATCTAACCCTGTATCCGATATTGCTTACCTGAGCGATTTTAGTTAATGTGGTGCATACATTTTTGTAAGTTATCTGCAAATCAACTGTTTCTGTATAGTTTTTTAGCTCTCCCAGTTCCAGAAACGGTATTGAATTCATATTACTTACAAGTGTCCGCATGGCAAGTTCAGCTGTGGTATTCAACACGGTTTCCTTCATTACGATTCGCCGTTCAGTGAGGGACGATAAAAAACGTCCTTTAACTGCAAGGTCATCTTTATCTATACTGATTCCCTCAATTATTCCGGCTTCATTTGCATCCCGCCGGGCAATTATATTGTCCTCTTCAAGTAGCTTCATATTTTCAGCAGTGTACTTTAAATGAAGTCCAAATTCTCCGGGCTGAAAATACCTTCTCCGCCACCTCAAACTGTCAAACACATCAATAAGTCCAATTAAATCAAGGCTTCTGTTATATATGTAAAGTTCCATATCACACCCCCAAATAGGCCGGAGTATAGTAAATTGATACTTCCAAGTTGTTGAGGTTTTGGTCTGCGTTGTACCTGATAAGATTATCTCCCGGCCCAAATTGCAGAAATACGCTGTCAGAATCAAGAGCATTAATCACGTTTGTTATAATTCCTGATCTGTTTAATTCTGCTCTTTTCTTTCCATATAGGGTACTTACTGTTATAATATCTCCGGCCTCCATTTCAATATTAATTTTAAGCTCCTGCTGCTTGTAAACATCAAAAATACTCGGATTTAACACACTTCCCAAAGCTTTAAATTCGACTACCATTCCAAGTGGTATGTCTCCGTAATTGATTACATTGACCACAAGACTCAATTGTCTTTGGCCCATTTCAATTCCATTAGGTATTATTTCAAGTGGAAATTCAAATGCTGGCAACCAGGAAGCAATATTATTACGGATACTGTTGATATCCTCCCAAAATGGGCTTGGACATAGTAAACTTAGTGATGCGGTCTTTAGAATTTTATTATCATTAATTTCAAGACTTTCAACTCTGCATGAAATTTTTCTCTTTATGTTATCCTGTTCAAATATCAGAGTACCTTCCGACTTAGGGATAAAAACACTGTATAGAAGATTCCTATTGGCTGAATAGTTGTTCTCAATCTGAAAATCAATAACAATATTCCTCATTGCTAATGTGCTGCCTATATAGCTTTCACCGTCCTGACCCGAGCCTTTGGATGTATTGATTTTTGTCTTAGGGGTACTTGTACCTCCATCAAAGTTGACTAAATAAAAAGGATCGAAGTACCCTATTTTAATACTTCGACCCTTATTATTTATATATGTTAATATCTTTGGCATTTTACACCCCCAGAACCAAACGCCTTGAAGCATTTCTGGTCTGCCTTGCAACTTCTGCTGGTGTTAAAGGTGTAGGACTGTAAATGTTAACAGTCTGGTTGTAATCTCCCGGATGACCAGAGCCACTGGATGAACTGTTGTTGCCCGGTATATAATCCTTTTTGTTAACAGGTATCGCCTTTGCCATGTTTGACGATACACTTCCCATTTCTGCTTCAAAGCCCATGCCGATTCCCTGGGCCATGTATTTACCTACCTCGTCAGCTAACACACGAGAAGGGGAATGTATATCAAGAACCGACTTAATACTGTTTACTATTCCATTTGCAAATCCGGTAATTTTATCTTTTAGCCATCCTACTGCACCCGTCATGCCATTCCATATCCCTTCAACAATGTTTTTGCCTATATTAGCCATTTTGTTTGGCAGCTCCAACATGAACCCAACAAATTTTGCTATAAACGAAGGCAGGTTATTATTAGCCCAATTGATAAGTTCTGATTTGAGATTATTGAATTTATCCTTAATCCCGATTATTGCATTCCACACCTTGCCCGGCAGTCCCTTAAAAAATTTAACGACATCATTGACAAAACCATCCACAAAGTTCTTAAAACCGTCACAGTTGTCATACAGCAATTTGAATGCTCCGGCAAAAGGATTGACTATCATTAATAGCAGTGCTTGCCAATTACCTTTTATAAAGTCAATTACGGTATTAAAAACACCTTTCACTTTTTCAACGGCTGTAAAAACGGCACTTTTTATCTTTTCCCATATTCCGATTATGGCATCTCTAAAATCTTCATTTGTGTTCCACAACACTATTATTGCAGCAACTAATCCAGCCACCAATGTTGCTATTAAAGCTATTGGATTTGCTGTCATTGCAAGATTGAATAGTTTTTGAGCTAATGTAGCACCTTCTAGCGCTTTTGTAAACCCAATAATCCCCTGCACCATAGTAACTATATTCCAAGCAGCCAAACCAACTCCAATTGCCGTGATAGTCGCTAAAACAATAGCTTGATTATCTACTATCCATCTGACAACATTTTCAATTAATTTAGACAAGTTTTCTATAGCAGGAACTAACTTTTCAGCGATTTGACCTCCAATTACTCCGAAACTGCTCATAGCAGTTGCCTTCAATTTGTCTACCCCATCAGCAAAGGCATTAGCACCATCTAAAGCTTCTTGGGATAAAATCAAACCTGCGGCTTCCGCTTCTTCTCCATATTTCTTTAAATCTTCGGCACCGCCAAGTATCAATGGATTTAAATCTTGAGCAGACTTACCAAATATTTGCATAGCAAGTGCATCTCTTTGGGTTTCATTCTCCATTTTACCAAGAGCATCTATTACTTCATTAAACACATCTTGATTATCTCTTAATTTCCCTTCATTGTCTGTTATGGTTATTCCTAAAGCCTTGAATGCTTCTTCTTGGTTTTTGCTACCTTGTCGTGCGCTTTCCATATTTCTTGTGAGTTTTGCCATAGAGCCTGTTAAAGTTTCCATGGATACATCTATTCTATCACTAGCATACTGGAATTTCTGTATCTGTTCAGTTGATAATCCCGTCTGTTTTGCCAGTGTATTGATATCATCAGCTGCAGCTCCTGCTTGTACAGCCATACCTATTAACCCAGTACCTATTCCAGCTGCCGCAACTGTTGCGCCCTTCATAAAGTTATTCATTTTCTCAGATTTTTCTCCAAGAAAATCAATTTCTTTATTGGTCTTTTTAGCCTGGTCTTCTATCTTCTTTAGTTCGATTTCGGTTTTTGCAACTTCTCTTTGAAAGGCTCTGTATTGCTCTTCGGATATTTTTCCTTGCTTAACTTGCTCTTGAACCTGTTTTTCAGCTTCTTTGAGGGTATTCAGTTTACTTTTTGTATTGTCAACCGAATCTGCAAGAAGTTTCTGCTTCTGTGCTAGAAGTTCAGTATTGGTGGGGTCAAGCTTTAAAAGCCTTTCAACCTGTCTTAACTCGTTCTGTAAACCCCTACTTGTCTTATCTACATCACCAAGTGCTTTATTTAATGGCCCTGTATTACCGCCAATTTCAACTGTTATTCCTTTTATTGTTCCTCCTGCCAATGTCATTCCTCCTTTCCGAAGTTCTTCCTCAACTTAGCTCTATCTGGTTTGGTCTGCTCAAGGATCCAGCTCCTTTCTAAATACTTTTGCCCCTCTTCTGATTGCATGTATTTATATATAACTGCATCTCGAAGTATAGCTTGATACTCAAAAACATTAAGTTCATATATTTGAGCAAAATTAAAGCCAGTATATTCAGATACCAGCTTTTCTTCAATATAATTTAGTTTATAATGCCCCTCGTCTGTATCATCAGGACAGCGAGGGATTTTTAGTTTGGGCTGTTCTTGGTTTCGCTAATCCATTTGAAGTACTCTGTAAGAATAAGACTTACTTGATCCATGTCAAGATCATCAATGACACTGTCTGGAACTGTATACCCTGATTTATTTTTATTCAAAATCATTTCCAAAGATTTAAATAAACCATCAACTACCTCCGGCCCTTTACTTTGGGTTAATTCGATAACTTTATTTAGAACTTTCTTTGTTGGAGGCTCTACATCAAGTACAATACCTCCAATTTTTATTGTAAAATATCTCTTATTTGCAGAATTAATATCAAACATATTTTTATCACCTCTTTATAATTCAAGGGGCCATAAGGCCCCTGTCAATTAACCTGCTAACGGAATTTTCTCTTCATATTTTATAAGTGTTCCTTCGTTATCCTGTGGCTGTGCCTTAAATTCTGCATCAATGACTGTTTCCTTATCCTTCTTGAAAGCCAAGGAAAATCCCGCCTGATTTTGACCAACTATAGTAACCCTGATATCACCATCCACCGGGTCTTCATGTACAAAATGTAAGACATATTTTTTGCCGTTGTCATTTCCTACTCCACCGATTTTTACGGTTCTTACTCCGGCGGCCTCGGTTACTCGTGCTGTACTACAGAGTTTTCCAAGTGTTTTTCCGTTCCATGTCATTATTCCGGATTTTAGAGTAGCTTCTTCTTCAGTAATTATTACTTTCGTGACTTTCCCCATATCGTCCTTAGCTTCATAAAATTTGGGCTTATACTCTAAGCTTGCACCACCCTGTATTAATCCAAGCAAATTTTCCTCTGTTTCAATTACATTGTTTTCAGGCACCGTTCCCGTGAACTCGGTACAATACAAATACCCACTGCCTAAAACTATTTTTTCTCCCTCTGTGGCCATTTTATCTGCTCCTTTCGGTTAACGTAATTTGATAAACAACCTGATATAAAGCCTCTGATTGTATGTATTCTTCAAAGGTTTTGTATTCTGGGTCTATTGTGTTCAATATTTCTTCGATTTTGTGCTCTGCTTCCAAGTCTTTTTTAACAGTGTAAAGTTCGATCTGATAATTTTTAAACTTTCCATGCACTTTGTAGTCTGATGAAATATTCTCATCAGTAGTCCTAATGTAAACGATGTACGGCGGATCCGGCGATGTTGTAAAATGATGGTATGCCACGGGATATCCAGTTGATTTTAACTGATTGCACAGCTCAATTTGTGTCATTTTTGCACCGCCCTTTCAATCCGTTCAACAAGTTCTTTCTTCGCCTTTTCTTCATTTGTAGAAATATGCGGCCTACCTTCTACCCTTCCGCCGCCTGTCTTAGCGTGTCCGAATTCCAGTAGGTGTGTCAGCTGATAGTCCGTGGCATTGTAAGTAGTCAGCCGGATATTGTCTCTATCTTCGTATTCCACCTTTGACCGCCAACCTTTAGCATATTTCCCCGTACCGTCAAACAGGGTTTTACTATCCTGTCTAATAGCTTCGGTCATTTCCTTGCTTACATCCTTGCAGGTCTTTTTTACCTCCTGAGTTACCTCTGTAGAATACTCAGACAATACTGCTGCCAATTGTGCTTCCAGGTCACTCATACAACACCTGCTTTCCTGTTGCAGTACAATTCCAACAACCCGCCACCCCGTGGATATGTACGGTATATGCTATATGTCTTGTCCTCATATTTAATGGTCGTTTCCCCATCGTATTCCTCTAAATCTATAACGAGCAAATGTTCAGGTTTTATTCCAGACTGTCCTGCATTATAAAATTCGGATGAGTTGACAGGTAATTCAGCACAGTAAACAAGCCTCTCCATTGGAGTTTTCAACTGATTTCCTATATTGTCATCACTAACGGTTGTTGATAGCAGATAGCAAACAAGGTCCAGCGATATGCTTTCCTTATTAGATATACTTTTACGTTTCAGCATATCGGGACCTCGCTTTCACTACCCGGTTTCTCAACCTATATGTCAAGTTTTGAGGTAGTCCTACATCTTCCTGCCGTTTTCGATACTTCCATGCGGCATAGTCGGATAATAGCATTTGGTCTTCCACATTACTTAAATCCAGAGTTATTCCCCTATCCTCAATTTCCTTTTGTGCTGCCAAAATCGTTGAAGTGAAATAAGCATCTCTTAAGTCATGAGTTATACCAAGGTCAATTTTCAGAAGATTTAATATAATTTCCATGTCCTATGCCTCAGATGTATATTCCAGCGTAACAAGTACAAAAGCATCATTTTTAGTCGGTTTTCCGTCAAATCTTCCTTTACCTCTGAATGCCATCTGGTCCTCAGAAAACTTGACATGCTCTGATTTATCAATCACAATGCTTTCACGTTCAACAAGGGTATACTTGTCAAACTCACCGTATAGGATTTCATCAGTATCCATATTGTTGTTGAATACAACCCGTAATCCTAACAAGTCAGGATTTTTAAGGTTTGGAAGTTTTGCAACAACCTCACCTGTTGCAGTTGGTTGAATGCTGTATCCCAATAGTCTGTTATAATATGTAGATCTTTTCATAACAGCAACAATCTCGCCAACACTGTCGTCCCCAGAATCAATCAATCCGATAGGCTTAACAATATCAACATATCCTGTCGGGTCTGTAACAGTTACTTTATGATCTTCTGCAAGTTTAGGAATAATGCCATCAGGTTGCTTATTGGCTGAACCTGTCCCTTTTAATATCGCAAGGTCAAGACCCTTAGCTATAGCACGGGCGATTTTCTTTGTAACATAATCATCAAGATTTATGATACTGTCCTGAAGCATGGCATTGTCAACAAAGGTAACCTTTCCAATCTTGTAACCGTCAAAGCTGATATCTGTGATTGTTCCGACTTCCGAGGTTGGTAATGTACCAGTCTGTTCAATCCAGGTTGCAGCTGCTGTATCAGTATCAATCAGAATTCTTGCAGTCCCCGTTACCCTTATCTTGTCAACCAACGGATACAAAGTCGTAAAGTCTCCCATAATATCCATGATACGGTTGATAACAACCTCTGGAATTGTCAGGCCTTCTCCGCCGACTGCCCTTAGATTTTTAAATTTCTCGTAAAACTCTTTTACTTCTGACCTCTCGTAGTATGCACCTGATTTTAAAAGCTCCCTTACTTGGTATCTGTTCATACTGTTTCCTCCTCTTTCTTCAATATCTTTTTTAGGTGGTTTTGGATTGTTTCCTCTTGCTTCAATTTCAGCAAGTTCACCTTCAATACGTGTGATTTCAGCTGAGACACTTGTAATTTTTTCATCTGTACCAGCTTCAGCAATTTCATTTTCCAGCTCATCAATGCCCTGTTGTACAAGAGCGATATCTTCGTCAGTCTTTGCTTCCTCTAAAGCTGTTCTAAGTTCGTTCTGCCTTTTTTTAAAATCGGTTCTCTTCTCTTGTAGAATCTGCATCTCAGCATTTCTTTGCTTTAACTCTGCCTGTAATTTCAGCTGTTTTAGCATCTAATCCCCTCCAGTTTCTTTTTTAAATCTATTTTTCTTTGCTCCCGGCTTCTATTTTGAGACACCTCGAAGTCTTTCTGCCTTGCCTGTATTTCTGTCTGTGGGTATGCCGGAAATGTACATATAGAAACCTCCATGGTATCTGCTTCATTTACTGTCCAGTGCAATCCGTCATCCCGTTCCTCATAGTCCTCTCCTTTAGGCTCAAACCCGAAGGAACAGCCTGATATATCCCCTCTTTCAACCCGTGCATAGACATCCATTGCCTGTGAATCATTGGGGTTAATCTTTACCCTGCCCCACAAGCCATATGCATCCACTTTCAGTTCAAGTGTTTTACTTGCTGTTCTGCCCAAAACAAATCCGCTGTCATGGTTGAACAAACAGCGGATATCGTTATTTTTTATTGAATTGTCGAATGCCCCTCTTGCTATCTTCTCAAAACACCGGGGCCAGAGTTCGGTTTCCTGCTCAAATACTGCGAAATATCCTTCTATGTATTTGTCATTTTCACCCTCTGCCCGGGTCTTAAGTTCACTTTTGAAATAGGAGTGTCTTTTATCCACCGTTACCACCTCCTTGTTCCAGTTTCTTTTGTTTACTTAAATCAGAAACTTTCAAATAGTTTTCTAACACTGTATAATCGTTCATGCCATCAACATCTACAGGTGAGTAATCAAACTCGGCTCTACCTTCATTTTTACTTAACATGCCAGTTGTAACCATTTTAACTACATGCTCGTCTTTTTCACCTAAATCATACTGCATAAGGGATTTAGGGTTGAATTTAAAGTACATTGTCGGTGAAAATAAAAGTTTCTTGGACAGCTCTTGCTGCAGGATCATGGCTATGGACATTATCGTTGTAGAAATAAAATTGTTGTACTCTTCCTTATTAAAAGCACCTACCCCAACCATAAAGCCGGGAACTCCTATTGCCGCCGCTATGACTTTTAGGTCTAGGGTTATACTGTCCTGTATTGCAAGGTCATTAAGGGTAAGGGGCTGTATTGTTTTTACATCTATCTCCCCCGCCGGAATCAACCACGGCTCCCCTATTTCAGTTGTCTTAGTGTAACTACCGAGAATTTTTGCCCGTTTTTCAGGATCCTGCAATTCTTCTGCATCAGAATTGATTGATATTATCATGCTCGGTTTCCATTTACTTTTCAGGAACCCTTTTTTAGTTGCATTTGCTTGCAGAAGGTTCATCACCGTTTCTTTAATCAACTGTGTGTAGCCTTGCCCTTTAAATGGGTAATCATCATCGGGATTCAAAACAAAATGCAGTACTTCGTCAGGGTAATATGGTGTGCCTCTATACCTTATTTGATAACTGTCCCCCACCTCATCAAAATTTAGACTGTCGGCATTAAGTATTTTCAGGTTATCAATCAAGCCGTTTTTTATCTGAGGGTATGCAACTGCATTACCGGTCAGTATCATATCTGTTACAAGCTTGTGAATGAAGTTTTTTCGGGTCATGTTATTGTTTGGGTATATGTCAATCTTCTTTGATAATTCATTTTTCAGCCGTATATCTCCGTTTTCTCCATTCTCCATTAACATGATTGTCATGTTGGACACCAGATCAGCAATCTTAAAAACACACCTTCTTATTTCTTCATTTTTAGATAATGGCGTATAGCCTTCCGGGCAAAGTATATCTCTGGCATCCGTACCGTTAAGCCACAACATTACCGGGTCTGCCCGTGTCTTATTCCTTCTAAATGGATTTTTCAATTTCATCACCACCCTTCTAAAACCATCCGCTTAGCTTACCTTTTTCCAATGCTTCCAATTTCCTTACACATGCAAAAACAGAGGCATCGAATATATCAATCCTCTGTGAATCCTCAACCTTTTCATACTGTACCATGTCATCCGTTTTCTCAATTGCCCTTACATTCTGAACACAGTATTCATATGCCTGGGAGCTGAGATAATATAAATTTCCGTCTTTTGCCTTCTGCTCTATCCGTCTGAACCCCTCGGACTTTTTATAGAAATATTGAGGCTGGTCAATAATATTGAAGTTTGCTTTCTTCATTCCAATAAAATATTCTCTACAGAATTTTCTATCATGCCCAACCTGCTTTATTTTAAAACCCATGTTTCTCATTTTTTTAAACCAGTTGACAATCTCGGCATGATTAACTGTTGCCGAATTACTCATGTCAAGCCAGCCGTCATCCTTCCAGCCAAATAGCGGAATGCTGTCTTCATCTGCCTTTTGAGCTGCCGCAACTATTGGAAACCATGCATGAGAGATTATAATATCTATTTCCTCGGGTACTTCTATTACTTCTCCCTTTTCATTTGTGATTTTAATCATCCGCCCGGTCATATAACTTCCATATAAAGCAGCCGCCGTCAAGTCATGGAGCTTTGACAAGTCTGCACCGCCATACCATTCAATGGGCAAGTTTTTCAGAAACTCAATCTTTTTATCCAGTTTCCACTCCGGCTTGATGTTGAGCTTTGCTTCGCAAGCTGTGTCAGACTTCCTGAATTCATCAATGTTGAAATATGCTCTTAATGCGGCAGTAAATACATTTAAAGATTTGGCAAAAAAGTCTTTTCTCAACTGAGGATCGTTCATGGCTTGCAAGGAATCATTTAAAATATCGTCGGGCCGTATTGAGACTCCATATGCCGGGTTTGCCATCTCATGAATAACCGGGTTTGTATAGTCAACATCCCCGTTTTCTTTTTCATCTGCCTTGCAAATAAAGACAAAGTACTGTTCATCGGTTACTGTCTTATCAAGAATCTTTTTACAATACTGAAGCTTTTGATAACAGAAGCTTGTCATACTGTCTCCGGCAGTAGTAATACCTATCATCAATTTATTTGTGTATGCCTTCATTGCTTCCTTTATAATGTTGTACTGCTTCGGTGTCTTGTATGCATGTATTTCATCAGCTATACCGATGTTACAGTTAAGAGAATCCTGACTGTCAGGGTTCGCCGCCAGTGCCTGAATAAATAAAGAACCGTCATCCAAATCCCCGCTAATGCTATGCTCCTGATTATTGTCAATAACCCGGAAGTTTTCCTTCTCTCCCATCTGTTCCAAATTAAAATTAATGAAGTTGAAGCTTTCAAGGGATTGTTTCAAAGCAGCAGCAACAATATATACCTTGCTGCCACTTCGCCTTTCCAAAATACCAAGGGCCCATGCAAGAGCAGCGGCAAAACTTGTCTTGATATTTTTTCTGGGAATAAAAATAAACGCCTCTTTGAAGCGCCTTCTTTTAGTCCCTTTGTGGTAAAACCCTAAAATGTTATATACAATAAATTTATGAAACGGTTCCAATAAAAAAGGCGTACCCCGGAGTGGAGTGCCGTCCAACTTTTCCCCCTGCATATGTACGAAAGTGTTCTCAATCAACTCAATAACGAATTCTGCATCATCAGTTTTAAAGTCGTATAGTGGATTCTCTAAGTCCTTTAAAAACCTTTGACAGCATTGGATCTGTTCTTTACAAGCAATTTTTCTATGGCCTGTGATACTTCTGGCATACTCCATTATAATATCAAAATTGTTAACTTTAGAATCAGCCATTCTTACTCATCACCTGTGTGAGCTTGCTTGTTTTTTTCTTAGCTTTCATTTCGTCGTTTATTTTTTTCAAGCCTAATGGAGTCAATCCCAAAATGCTCCTGTAGTTAACAAGGTCACTCCGTAAATTTTCAATAGCCAAGTACGTTGCTGTTTTTCTTATGTTCGTGAATCCTGAATTATTGGTGTACTCCTCCATCATCTTGCCGCCGCTGATAATGAAATCCTTGTATGCCCGATTGTAAATCTGCTGAGTCTCAGCATAAATTTTAACAGTGGCATCAAATTGCGGTTTGTAGGTATTGACTTCCTGCATTTCTTTAATTGTGTTTTTAATGATTTTGTTAACTTCTTTTTGTTCCGGTGACATTGACATTTTTTAATAACCCCCTTTTTTTAAAAATTCCGGTCTATTGGAAAAGCCTCCCTATCCCCGGTGTCCCAAAATTAATTATTTTTGTCCTTGGGTGGGGGGGTTCTTTTCCTCAATGCTTCTCCCTGTGGTGTCAATTTCTTGGTAAGTCTGTGATGCATTTTGTTGTGTACCCTATTTGCAAGGGATATAAGGTTCCAATCCTCCCATGCATACTCTGGATATTCATCAGCAGGCCATATGTGATGAACCATATCAGCATCGATTCTTTTTCCATACCGTTTGCTTTCCTGACACATGTAACCGTCACGCTTTAAAATGTGTTCCCGTTTCCGTTCCCACCGCTTGGAATTATAATCAATCATATTAACACCTCAACTAATTAAAATTTACATACATTATAGAAGGAAAAATTTTTTCACTTTAACATATCTACTATTCTGTTAAACTGGCATTTCCCTTGTAAAGCCTTGAATTAATGCATCTTAGGATAACATTGCAAATGAGTTTAACACATTCTCGTTATGTTAATGTCAAATCAAAATAAACGAAATTTCTTCATGCTCTTATTGATGTCTTCCTGCTCTATTCCAATGTACCTTAAAGTGATTTTTTGGCTTGAATGATTGAATATTGTCATTAACAATGCTGCATCTTTGAATTGTTTATAGTGTTGATAACCAAATGTTTTTCTTAACGTGTGAGTACCGAGGTCAGGTATGTCAAATAAATTGCCAACCTCTTTCATTATCTGATATGCTCTTACCCGGCTTAAGGGAGTATTCTTACCCTGTCTACTTGGTATTAAATATTCGTTAGGGTTCTTCCCTTCACAATATTTTTTTAATTCTTTTTTTAGTCTCAGGATTTATTTCAAACTTTTTCTCTTTCTTAGTTTTCTTTTCACGAATCCTGATTACGTCTTTATTTTTAACATCACATATCCGTAGTTTAAGAATGTCTGAAATTCTAAGTCCTGAATAAGCACCAGTGTAGAACATAATAAAATCCCTTTTATTATTCATCTTTAGGTACGAACAAATTTGTTTGATTTTCTCAGGATCCCTTATAGGGTCAACAGTGTTCATCTTAAACCACCTTCTTTGCATAAATACTTTTAGGAAAACAAAAATACCGCCCCGGCCTTCACCCCGAAACGGTACTTTTCAGATTACATAATAACATCATTTAATGTGACATTGCATCGACATGTTTTGGACATTAATAATCGTTTCAATATTTTTATAATAAAGAATCTTATAACTCAATTTATTCAGCCACAAATTTTCTAACCATAGTTAATTTAATACATACATAATGCTTTATACATTCGAGCTTCTGATTTTTCACTAATTTCGTGATAATTTTCGCTGACATCCCCATATCTATCATTTTCAAAGCAATAATGGCGAAACTCATCAAAAAAGTGTTCTATATCCATAGTAATCCCTTCTATAAAGCACCCATACTCTACTAATTCATTTAAAGCACATTTATCAGCAGGATCCAATAAATATCTTTCATTAAAAGGGTGTTTTTTTCCTATTTATTTTTGAGAAATAACTCATAAATATAATTTATATTATTTTGATTTGTTTTGACTAAATTACATTTATTATTCTCGTAACTATTTTTTAGCATTATAGAATGGAAATTGGTAAGCTGATAACATTGCATCAAATCATCTTCTAAAAATTCTTGAGGGTTAATAATATCCTTATTTTTCATAAAAAACTCATTTAACGGCATAGAGTATGAACTATATTCCCTTAAAAATTTCAATGTTTCAAAATGTTCGCGAGCATTGAAGGAAATTATCGGTTTTTTCCCTATAGCAAAATTGGAAGAAAAACAGTTTATAACTTTAGAATGATTAATATTAATAAGCTTTTCTACAGTTTCTTTATCATCTAAGTATAATGTAGACAGCATTGCATGAAATAAAGAATAGTAACTTAAAAAATAATATGCAGAATAAATACCATTTTGAAATGCAAATTGTGCTTCTGTAAAAAAAGTAGATGACGTTGCTATTTCCTTTAATGATTTTCTTGTCCTAATAGTCCACTCTATCAATTTATTTTCATCACAAGATTTGAATATTTTACTATATCTACTCATCCAATTATTATAGTATTTTGTCTGCTCTTTTTCGTCAGGTATATTCTTATTTAATAATTCAAAATTTGCAACTAACCCATCTGGAATATGTATTTCAAAAGCCATAATTACCTCCGCTAATACAATTATATGCATTATATTAACATATATTTCAAATAATTAAATAATTTTACTTCAATTTCACAGAAAAAATATCGCTCAATTTTCAACAGAGAGCGATATTTTTATCAAAGATATTATACTAAAATTTTATATTTCACTTATGCATCCAGCTTCAACCCATCCACACCGAATATCAAAACCGATAATTCTTCAATAGCTTCTTTTCTGTCCCTTTCAATAGTCTTTGTACTGCAATACAGCTCTTCGGCCATCTGACTGTATGTCTTTTTGTCAATATACAGACCCACAAGCACCCTGTATTTTCTCTCCTTCTCCGGCTCCGATTTTGTTATGTACTTGTAGTACCCGAGGATCCTTTTAATGTGGTTAACAATAAGAAAGGTTCTTTCTCTTGTCCTCATAATTGAACGGACATAAACTTCGTCCTCATCGTCCTCCACCTCATCCAGAATGTCAATTGCATTAGCCTGCTTCAGCTGTTTGCTGGTGTACAGTGCCGTGTTGCAGTGTGCCACAAATTTGTTGTAGTTCTTTAGCAGTAAATCAGTATTCCTTAGCCTCCTATCAAACCGTGATTTCCTTTTTTCCTCCTTCTCCTTGCTGATCCTGTCCAGAGCTTCCCTGACTCCGGCTTGTACCCCAATCTGAATAATCTTGTCAATTGAAAATTCCACTCCATCTCCCGCCTTTCTCTCTTTGAACTTGTTTTCTACTGCATCTGTGTTATAATAAAAGTGAACATTTGTTTGGGCGAGAGAGCCCATTTTTTTTGCACAAAAAACCGCACTTCTTAAAAAATGAATGTGCGGTCGTGACTATTTTACTCTTATAAATTATATAAAATACCAAAACTTCTTCCTACTCAATTCTAAATCTATTGGCCAGTAACTCCGTTTCACTAATATACTTAACATTCTCGTATCCCATTTTCAGAGTGTAATTGTACATTTTCCCCAACAATTGTTTGTCTTTGCACCAAAGGATAACCCCCGAGCAATCGTATACACATAGTGCCATTTGGCAATCACTTTGTAGGAACTCTTGATAATTTGTAATATCTTCAACAGCTCCCTCTTCATTGAAAGCCTTAAGCGTAGCAAATACCATGTAATAAGTATTGTCTTTTGCCCTATTATATAAAATATCTCCGGATATAATTCGTTCTTCAGCCTTAAATAAGAATTCGTTTGTAAATTCACCATCTTCAAGCAAGTGTATCTCATCCCGGCTAAGTAACCACATGAAATTCTGGGCTTCCAAAGGCTCTAGTAGGTCAGATAAGTAATGCCCATAACCGTTAGTTATTTCAAAACATATCCCCATGTTTCTCAATAAGGTATCCTCCAAATATAATTTTAACTTTTTTCATTTGTCCGACTCATATATAATAATACATTTTAATAATTCCAATATATACTATATGTTAGACTTACTCAAGTTGTAGCCGCTCAAAATTTTTGGCACAAATTCTCAAAATATTTGGCAAAAATTTTATTGTTTCTTTGAAATAATTCCTAGAGAATATTTTTATTATATACTCTAGGAATTATTTAATCTAGGTCGTTTTTTTATCCTTATCCAACTACTAGAATAATCTCGCCATTTGATAATTTACTTTTTGTTACTGTACCTCCACCGCCTCCAGATATGCTTATACGATTATCTATATTATCAACAAAAGTACAATTTGCGTTATAAGAGGTTGACCCTCTACCACCACCACCAGAATTATTAACATCATTTTTTATGATTTTACTCTCATTGCACGTACAGGTCTTACGTTTACGATTATATATACAATAATCAAATAACCCTACACCACCACCCTCGGACAATTTATGCCAATAGGGACATTTAATAATATTACTATATTCTTTTTTATATCTTATTTTCTTTATAAAACGTTGAAATTTAATGCATAGTGATTTTAACATAAGTTCAGTAACCTCCTTAACCAATTATTTTGGATTTTTCCTCGGCGGTTATCCATCCCTTTGATACTGCAATGCCCAGTTGTTCTGCTGTTAGTTTTCCTATATTATATAAATAATGTAATCTTTCAAACATATCTTTATACCTCCTATAAATTTGATGTGATTAGAGTGTCAATTTGTGCCTGCATATTAAGATTGTCCAAGATTAAAGTGTCAACCATTTTCTGTAGTTTTTCAATTTCTGTTTTCTCTGCGATAAGTTTTACTCCGTCTCTATAAAAATAACCATCTTGGTATGTATCACCAATACTGACAGGAACTGTACCACAAATAACCGCACCAATACTGTATGCAAAGGATTGGTCAGCTATTATTATATTTTCTACTGTCGTTTTATCCTCCGCCAATATTGCACATCTTAAAGCTAAATCCATATCAATACCCCCAACGTATAATTACTATCCCACTACCACCAGTACCGCCATTTCCTCGAGGACTGCCATATCCTCCGCCACCACCGCCTCCGCCATAACCGCCGCCGCCCGGCCCACCACTAGACATTACCAAACCTACAGTTCCAAGACCGCCCTCTGAACCTGAACCAGTTATAAACGCTGAAGCTCCCGGAGCATTACCAGAACCTCCACCAGAATAATTACTTCCAGAAGTATTTCCGCCGCCTCCGCCAGCACCGCCTCCGGCATGTATACGACCAAAGAAATCCGTTGTAGGTGTTCCTTGTCCTGAACCGTTTACACCTGCTCCTGAATTACCCCCGGAAGAATAGATAGGATTAATGCCGTTACCTCCATTTGAACCCGCTACCCCGTTGTATGACCAAGTGGTACTTGACAAAATATTCCCTCCTCCTCCGGCAGAACCGCCATTTGCTCCATTACTAGAAGTTGCACCATTACCACCCGAAGCTGAAGTCAATCCAGTATAAGTACTTGACCCACCAGATGAACCAGAAGCACCTCCTGCACCTACGTAAATGGCTATAGGCGTTGAGGGTTTTACCTTAAAGAAAGTTTTGGTGTAACCACCACCACCGCCGCCACCGCCTGTGTAGGTGCTACCTGAACTGCTACCACCTCCACCGCCACCTACTAGAAATACGTCAACTGTTTGTGGAAGTCTATCAATGAAAGAAAGAGTGCCTGAAGAATAACATTCTATATAACCTTTTGTAGCTGTTTCTGCAACGATTTTACATGAACCTGTATAATTAACTTCCAGAGGTTTACCACCACTACCACTACGAATAAAAAAATTACTACCTACCCTCACAAAACTATAAGGTTTATTAGCTTTCATTACTCCCGTTGTTAATCGTGCACCCTCAGCATCTAAAAGTGGTGTAGCACCTAAACCGCAAATGTCCAATGTTGGTGATTCACCGCAATCAACATTTGGTATTATTGTTATTGGTAAGCCGTCTTCATATGCTGTTAAGGGGGGAGTAAGCGTTACTTTATAGTTGGTTGGTGTACTATCACTATCTACTCTACCGCTATAGGGTTGCCTGACATAATCCAACTTATGTGTATCAAGGTCAGTTTGGTTGGCCTTTGTTCCTATTAGGTTAGTGATAGTAGTTGCAAAGTTTGGGTCAGCTCCCAGAGCATCTGACAGCTCATTTAAAGTGTCGAGAGCAGCCGGAGCTGATGCAATAAGTTCAGCAATTTTGTCATCTGTATACTGCTTTAAAACTGATTGTGTATTGCTTGCAAGGTTTTGAGCATCCTCAATTCCTTGCTCTATATTGTTCATTTTCTCTGCGGTGAACCTAGTCCCTTGCTGTAAAACTTGACCGCTTTCAGGGTCAACAATATGGTCTATCCAAGTAGTTTTTTGGTATACTTCAGCCATCTGTTACACTTCCTTTATCTCAATATTGAATCTTCTCAATAATCCCTTTTCGCTTGGCTTTGTGATTATATCCGCCTTTTCAGCTAATACATTCCCACTTGTTGATATGAGTTTAAAATTGCTGAAGCTTCCACTCACACCTTCTCCAAAATTAAAATATACGCTGATTTTACTACCCTGAACGGTTACACTATAGGGAGCAATAATATTTGTCTGTCCGTCAATATCATATTGTCCGTGGTCAATTAAGTTCTTTACTGCTTGAGTTATTTCGCTAATACCTTGACTTGTAAGCATCAATAATCACCTCCACAAATAAGCACATTACAAATCGGAAATTCATATAAAAAGAAGTCAAACCTACATGATAGGCTTATACTTCCTTCGGTACTCAGTCCATAGTTTGGCTTTGCTGATGCTTCCTTTACCTTCATGACTTCGGCATCTATAACATATAAGTCATTAATAGTGCTTGGTGTTTTACTTTGAAGAAATACAATAAATTCTGCCCATCGAGAGGGGTCTGACAAATACATAGGCTCAATGTAAGATTTCTCATAACCAAGGGCCTTGACTGCCAAAAGTACACCTTCTTTTGTTCCGGCCTTTTCTGCGATAATGGCTTTCATGGAGAGCCGTGTTCTATAGGTTTCTATGTCTTCACCTTTTAGCCTTGGCATTCCTCGGTCTTTTCCATGTTCATTGAGCATAAGTTCATTTGCACTTATTATCATTGATTCATCTCTTACCCGAAACAGGTATTCTTTGCAGTCATCAAACAATTTTCCTATAACCTTAAAAAATATATAAAATTGATTAGCTGCTTTTAGTCCTTTTCTCAAAGGCGTAAACAATAGGCTGAACATATATTCTCCAAAACTTTCGAACTTTGCCATCACATCACACCCTTTCAACTGTCACGTTTATTTCACCGAGAATAATAACCTTATCATTTTCTAGGAATAAGTCCTCGCTTGGAACTGTTACCTTGACATTACGGGCAAAGGAGACTTTTCTTTTAATAGCATAAATAATGTCAGCGTGAGTAAGTTCATTAAGGGCTCGGTCTTTACTTATTTTAAGTAGCTGTGTAACTGCTGCTATGACACTCTCTGAAACGGTATTATCAGTTACAGAGTTTGGTATAGTAACAACCACAGAAACAGGTTGTGCAATGGTTGTAGAACTTTTTACAAGCACATCATCATAAGTGCCTTTAATTTCATTAACAGCTGTACGGACTTTTGTAAGAAGGCTCTCTGTGGCTTCTCCCGCCGTACCTGTTATGATTATATCTACCGTTCCTTGTCCTCGAGGATGCAAATCATTCACCTTGGCAAAGAGTACTCCTGAAATTGATTCGCATACATTTTGATATTTTTCAGCGGTGGGCCTTGTAGCCAGTTCTGACCATGAGCGGAGAGTACGTTCCCTCAGACTTTCCAAATCCTCAGTATCGCTGCCTTCTTGAGTTATCCAATCTACGTTATTTGAAACAGTACAGCCTCCATCCAAATATGTAAGTGACCGGGTTATTTGTCCTTGTGGGACATTATATTTTGTGCCTTCAAGTTCAGCCTCTACAAGAACATTTACCGTGTTGGAACCCTTTTGAAGGACAGTATCCTCGACCACAAAGAATCTAAGTTCTTCACCGTTTACATCCTTGATAGTTTTAAAAACGTGTCCTTTAGGAATTTTAACGGCGTCAGAACTGTTTCCTCGGGTCACAATTACATAGCCTTGTGTTTTTATAGCTTCTTTCTGTTTTTTACTGAAGTCTGCGGCCTTTAATTTGAGCCATGTTCCATCTGCATGTGTCACAAACAAATTGTTTAGGATGCTGCGAAGGAGCGTTATGAATTCAACTTTTATCTGTAATGCAATCATTAAGAGTGTGTAAAAGATACCTCCCGAGCTAAAGTTTGTTATCACAAAGCCTTCACTTTCAAGCTCGGCAACTTTTTCATCCTTCAGGTCGTTTATGTCCGGGAGCGGAATAATTTCATCAAGAATTTTTTCGTCAATCAATTTCAATCACCTCCACATTCACTCTGTCTACTGTAACGCTAACACTATAGGTAGTTGAGTCGCCAACAAAGCAAAATGTAACAATAACCTTCAGTGCGTCAGATTCAAAGTTCACTTCTGTTGATACTGTCTCAGCGTCAATTACTTCTCTTTTTTCAAGCTTTTCTCTTACACGTTCCTTTATTTCGATAATAGTTAAGTCATCTTCTTCACTTTGGAAGAAGTCTACAAGTGACCATCCCCATGTATCATCGTAAAAAAGTTCTCCTTCCTGCGAAACAGCTTCAAGACGAATATCCTGCATTATACATTCGAACCCAGAAGCAATGGGAGCGTCTCCTGTCGCTGCCTGTGTGAGCTGCCATGATTCATCAAGTTTTATATCTGTATCATCGAGTCCCGCCATCAAGCCACCTCCCCAAAAATATAAGGATTAAGCTCTCCATATAGAAGTCCGATTGCAACATACTTCCCGGAATCAACCTGAAGCTTTGAAAGGACTCCTGGTATTTCAGGATAGCGTTCATCAAATTCACCTGTTTTGCCAATAATCTTGAGACTGTATTCAAACCACTCACCTGAAGGAGTTACTTTTGTTATCTTCGCACGAAGCAGAGAGGGGAGCTGCAAATGAGGGTAGGTGTCGGCTATTTGTTTATCAATAACACTTTTTATCATTTCCTCAAGCATTGTTTTCACCCCTAAAAGTAGATATATGTTCGAATAAATCCTGCCTCATTTGTTGTAAACACAACCTTTTTTACTTCAAATTCTCCAGACACTTCAGGGTGTGAAATACTGATTTTCTGTGAGTGTTTGATAAATGGAGCCGATACCGTTTCCAATTCCCACACACCACCGGGCCTGTTCAGGGATATAATGTTAGTGCCATATTCAAATGAATAAACCTTTTCTTGTTCTGGTTTTTCGCCCCAATAGAATATACCTCCTGAAAAGAAAAACTTTTGTGAAATATTCCAAACTGCATTTATTTCTTTCAGAACGGCGATTACACTCTTTTGAAATATAGGAATCCGTGCCTTTGTAGGATAGGAAACATTTGAAAGCTTAACATTTGTGACCCCGGCTTTCGAAAGGCAAAATGATATAATTTCCTGCGGTGTTGAATCAAGAAATGTGTTGCTGATTGTGGTCTCCTCTAGGAAAATCATTTCATCCTTCAGAAGTATTTCGTTAGCGTATGTACCGCTATTATATGACTTTGTGATATATCCTTCAAACACGTCATCAAATACACTATTGTATCCTAGCTGAATTAAAGCTTTTTCCTTTGACGAAAGAGAGAGCTTATCCTTGAACTGTTCTGTAAAACGTACTTTTGCCCAATCAAAATAACTACTTTGACTTGAATATACCTCAATTTCAATACCTTCAGTAAAACTATATGTTCCAAGTTCAACACTAATTTCAGGGTAAAACAGTTCTGTTGTGTCCATCTTAGAATCACTTCCTTTCAGTATGGCATTTTTGAGAGCCTATTTGTGTAGTTCGCAGTTTTTGCATCATCCACAGCGGGAGTATTTTTGGTTTTTGGAACCTTGCCTCTGTCATTTTTCAGGTAGTTTTGATATGCAGGGTCAAGGCCGCTTGCTGTTTTGGAGGTACTTTTCTTTTTACTTTTACTTGGTTTTTTTGCTTTTATAGTAATTGTGTTATAGGCCCAAAACTCCAAGCTTACTACAAGCTGCTGCTTTTTATTTTCTTCTTTAGTTCCAAGGCTTTTAAATATAACCTTTTTAATACGGCGAGCTGCCAAATGCTCATTGATAATCTCATGGACAACTGGCTTTGTCTGTCCGGCTTTCTTGAAAAGGTTTTGAATTTTATTGAGCTTATCTCTCTTTGTGGCTTTCGGGCCATCCTCAAGAACAAGCTCTATTGTGATTTTTGCATCCTCATAGCCCGTTGCCTGTTTTACTTTCACCGTGCTACCCTTGACCTCCTGTTCGTCAATTAAAGCATCGTCTTTGACCTCAATACTTTTAATGAGGCCGGGGAGGACAACCCCGCTCACTTTTATTGAACTGTCATCAACAAATATCATCGGTTATCCCTCCCCCGCAACAATAAGTCCGTTACCGTTTGTAAAATCTTCAATTTCTTTTATAAGCTTCAGGAGCTGCGAAAGCTCTTTTATTTTAGAAAAGTCCACATTCATAAGAAACTTCTGAATTACAACCTGTCTGTCCTTTTCGGTAGTGGTTTCTGAACTCTCTTTTTCTTTTGTAACTTCTTTGAGGTCGACCTTCTTTATAGGCTTGCGTTCAGTATCAATCTTCCCGAGGCCCTGTTCAACTGCTTTGTATGGAAGGTTAGAACCCTTATCAATACCTTCAGCAATAGTCGACATTGTCCTATGTCCTGAAAGTGTCAATTCACTAAGAGGCCCTTCGTGTGCATCTGAAAAGGGAAGTAGCTGTCTGACTTTATGAAATATATCTTTAACAGCGTGGTAAGGTTTCATTGCAGCCCCTTTGATTCCTTCAACAAGTGTGTCTATGATTTTCCCACCACTTTGCTTAAACCATTCAGGAACACCCATAAAGAAGTTTTTAATGGCATTAATACCATTTACAAAGCCCTCTTTGATTCGAGCCCACATATCAGTAAAGAAGGTAACTATGGAATTCCAATGAGTAATTATAAGCAGCGGTATTCCGATAAATGGCATAAATGCTGCTATTGCAATTTGTAACCATATTGGCATACCCGAGAATAGGTTTTTTATCCAATCAAACCCGGACTTGATACCGCTTACAAACTCGTTCCATACACCCTGAATCCAAGAGACCACCGAATCCCAATTTTGCCAGAGCAGAATAATTGCGGCAATCAAAGCAACAATACCAACAACCACCCATGTGATAGGGTTTGCAATCAAGGCCGCTGTGAAGCTCCATACTGAAGCAATAAGTCCGGGCATTGCTGTTACTGCTGTTGTAATTGCCTGCCTTGCCATTCCAACAAGGCCAACAACCATATTTTTCAATGCTGTGGCTCCGTTAATTACTGCGGTCTTTGCCATAGTTCCAATACTTACAGCAACATTTTTAATTCCCGTTACTGCTGTTGAAGCAAAGGTCTTTACTGCACTGAAGCCTTTTTTTAATCCATCCCCTGCGTAAAGAGCTTTTATATATATTGTGTCAAATAACCCCGGAAGTGCTTTTAAAGCTATACGCATACCATTTATAAGTCCTGCCGTTTTAGTAAATACAAGTCCCACGCCTCCAACAACTGCTATTGTCGTTCCTGCTACTGTTAAAAATGCTCCTATTGCAATCACTATGAGCATGATAACCTTGACAAGTTCCTGATTGTTTTTGACCCATTCACTAAACTTCGTCAGGATTTCCGAACCCTTGCCTAGCATCTCGTTAAAGGTAGGAAGTAGGCTTTTACCGATTTCTTCCGCTATGTTGTGGAGCTTTTGCTGTAATACCTCATATTTTTCTCCCTCCGGCTGATTAATTGCGTTTGCCATATCTTTAGCAACACCTATGCCTTGGCCCATACTACTGTATAATGATAATATGTTTGACTGGAGGTCTCCCGTTTTTGTGTAAAGTAAATCTATCAAGCTAACGGCTTCATCAGTTCCAAATGCTTTTGTCAACTTCATTTTCTCTGCCGCATCCATCGTCTCTCCGAATTTGCCCCTCAAGAGTGCAAGTATCTGAGGCATTGACAAAAGCTGATTATTGGTATCAGTAAATTTTAGTCCTAATTCTTGCCCAGCTTTTGCTGCTGTTTGTAGGAAAGCCCTATATTTTGTCCCTGCCTCACTCCCGCTCATTGTGGCTTGAAGCATTCCGAGGATGGAAAGTTGCTCTTCCATCGGCACTTTTGCACTTGTTGCAGCTGCACCCATCGTCTGTATTGCTTGAGCCATTCCCGAGCCTGTCGTTTTAAAAGCCTGCACCGATTTAGATATCCCGGCAGAGAACATCTCACCGAAGTCTGTGTCGCTAATATTTTTGTAAAAGTCTTTATAAATTCCATATCCAGTCGCAAAAAGGCTTGTCATTTCAGCAATGCTTGACTTTGTGCCTTTAGCAGTAATACCAGCAATTTCGGTAAATTTGGCAACTGATTCGTCCGACAGTGAAGATATTCCAGATTTTATATCATAAGCTGCCGTTATAAAGTCTGCTTTTGTATTACCCGCCCAAGTATTCGAAAAATCTGTTGCCGCATTCTCAAGGGCTTTTAGGTTTTTGACTCCGAGAGAAGCCAATTCTCCAAGGGCTCGACGTGTCTCAAATGTTGCCTCAACTGGGGATAAAGCTGCATCAGATATTTGAGCACCAATGCCCGCCATAACTGCTCCTGCTTTTGTTACATCACCAAAAGTCTGCTGCATTCCTTGAAGCTTTGATACAGAGCCTTCAGTTACTGACTGAACTCTTGCCATAGGGCTCGTCAGATTGTCGACCATATTCATAATAAGAGATAATTTAAATACCGATTCTAAGCTCACACTATTGCTCACCTCGTTTCTAATTGGTATAATAAGTCAGAGGAGGGATTATCTTGACACTGATATTTGTTATGTTAAAGGTCTTGGTATTTGCCTTATGTGCCGGAGCTATTGTCTCCGTAGTAATTCTTATTCCAACATTTTTATATACGATTCCATATACCTTATGGGTAGGTCGTGAAAACACAATGGGTAGGCATAAAGACAAATCAAAAGAAAGTATTTTTCGAGCCGCTCGGAATGCAACTAAACTGTATAAATCATGGATTACCAGACAGAAACCGACCTTTTAAAAGAGGTTGGTTTTTTTAATCCGAGAATACTTTTGAGATTGCCCTTGCAACAATGTCCTCCTCAATTTCTTCAATATACCTCGCCCGAGCAAGGAGCCTGATAAAATCCTCTAAATCAAGCTTCCCTATATCATCCGGCAGAAGAGCAGGGGGGACGAATCTATGAATCTCAAGTGATGCCGCTTCTATAAAATCTGTCCTCACCCTCCCGAGCTGCTCTTCTACAGCTTCATTAAATTTGCACTTTTAGATAATCCGAGCATGGAGAGAAGTTTCTCACCCGCACTTAAAGTAAGAGCCGGATATTCTTCAAGGTCAGCCTCTAATTTGTCACGGTGTTCAGGAATGATATTATCAAACATAAAGGTTTTGAGTGCCTTGGTCATGCCATTGGATGATGTCTTGACATAACGGTCATAGCTTGCAGTAGTTGGCTTTATAAAGATATACGATTTTTCAATCTCTGTATTATCGTCAGGGTTCAGTGTCAAATCGAGCTTATACACCTTTCCGTGTTTTGCCTTCAGTTCATCAACATTGGGAGTAGAAGAGCTACTTTCAACTCCAGTATTATTCTTAATTGTCTTGTCATCCATAAAAAAATCCTCCTATTGAATTTGACATTTATTTTGAGATTTATAATGCAGCAACGCCGTCGCTTTCGATTCCTCCAACTATAAGAATATCAAGGTCTATTTTCAAGCTCTTGTCCCCTTGAGCTGCCTTATTACTTCTCTTAGTAAAAGTGACAGTTTTAAGTACATCGCTTCTTGTACGGTCTCCATCATTTGCATATGACACTATAATCATGGGGATTACAAGCTTGAAAATTGGGGTCTTTTTGCTTTTACAATAATCAAGCAGAGCATCATAATCATCACGGAGCATACTGAGCTTGCCTTCTGCCTTGTAATTACCTTCGCCATAACCTCTCGGTTTTTGGCCTTTACCATATGCAAGTTCTTTTTCAAGCTCGTCATCATATGAAATTTCTTGAACTTCAAGAGAAAGACCGGGGAGCTTGACATCGACATCGCCCCAATCATACGCTTTTCCATTTACTTTTAACATTGTTCAGCCTCCTTCTAGTCCGAACTCGGTTTGGTTCTGCCGAGGTCAACTTCTATTTCTCTGATATAGCCACGGGAGACATATCTTATAACTATAGACATTTTTTCAGTCATAATTATATCCTGTCCCTCTAGGACGGTAATTGTAGCCGAGGTTATTTCCTTCAGCTTGACCATATCATCAAGCGGAGTCTGCATGAATTTCGCTCTGGTCTCAAGTTCATTCTGAACATCCTCAAGGTCGATATCATCCTGAAGGAGCTGAAGAGCTTCCTTGCGTACTTCTCTGATGATTTTATTCTTAACACGAACATCTTCCGCATAGCGATAGTCAGAACCTTCAGGAGACATGACCCGTGCATTTGTAACAAAGAAGCTATCAAGTCCGTCATATGAACGGAATGTCAGATATTTTGCAGTATCAAGAAGCTCTATGTATTCCTCTATTCCATTTGGTCTCAGCTCAAGCATCTTTGTTTTGGATATTCCCATTCCAGAGGTATCCCTTGTCTTGCCTATACTCTGATGTACTTCCGACTTAGAATACAATCCGCATACTATTCCGGCGTTATTGATTTCTCTTGTTATACCATCCATTCCTATGTAAAGCGAGCGTGCAGCGACAACCTGTATGTCGGTGTTTTTGACATCCTTTTTATCTGCTTCAAGTCTCTGGGCGTATGCTGAAACATTTTCATTATCATCTGGGGCATATGCTTCAAGCACAAAGAGGAGCGGTTTATGATAAGAAGTTGCAAGAACGACCTGTTGTTCTGATACTGCCGACCATAAAGCCTTTTGTGATTCCCCGACTATATGAACCAATTCATAATACTCATTGAAATACTTCAGCTTATCAATGGATGCAAGAGCGTCGCTATTGGTCATGGTAGGTGCAGTAGTTTTGAACTTGAATACATCTCCGACAAGAAATGATGTTTCAACGTCAGATTCCGCGCCTTCAGTAAAAGTAATTGTTAAGCCAGTTAATGGTATTTCATATTGACCAGTCAAAGGCACTGTCAGTTCATCGGAATAGCTGTATCCGCCATCTATTGAGTATATAAATAATGCTGAATTTCTGCGGCCTTGTCCTGTAATTTTAATTATCACATTAAAAGCATTGTATGGGTTTCCACTAACCGACAAAGACCCTGAACCTGTTGCAATCTTTTCAACTGTGCTTCTGCTTCCTGCTGTAGAGGCAGAAACCGGGATACAATATATACGACTTGAACCATTTTCAATTGAATCCATAACCTTATCAGCAAGGGGACTCAACCCAAGTAATTCTTTAATTTTTGTTGCTGTCATGTTTCCAGTTATAACAATAGGAGTGTCAGAGATAACAGGGGAGACTCCTATTTTTAAATGTACTCCATCGCCCTTATTGGAATTAAGACCAAGAAGGCCATCTGTTATGTTTGTTGTAACGTCTCTAAGCAATTATTTCACCTTCTTTCCGATTGGAGTACCAGAGAAATTTTTAACTGCTGCATCGAATTCTTCCTCCTCCACCATCTTTCCTGACTTCCACCCTTGAGCAGCACATACACCGTTTAAAATTGGTGTTGGAATTTTCTTTTTTCTCTGAAGTTCATCAACGAGGAAGAGTGGAGCTGTAATTGTAGCCGATTCCTGTTGTTTTTCCTTTTCTGCCATTTTGAGTCTCCTTTCATTTCTTTACCGATTCAATCACCACATCCGAAATCTTTACAAAGTCTGAGTCTTTATATACGCCACCTAAAAACTTAACCTTAAAATTAACTGCAACCTTTGCCTTGAGTATACTGTCATCGTCGTCAACCCATTCTGCCTCCTCAACTTGGATGGGAGTATAGTCTCCATTGATATAAATTCCTGAATCAATGATTCTTAGAAACGCTTCAAATATCGTTTCAGTTTTCGTTGGGTCTGGGTCTCCTATTATCACACTGAAGGTTGTCTCTCGGGAGAAAATCTTTCGCCTCTTATGTCGTTCACCTGTTTGGTCACTGAATATAGTTTTTGTGCCGCTTCGGTTGAAAGACTCCTCCTCAAAGAGTACAGCCCCAACATGAGTCTCTTGAGAGGCCCTAAGTCTCTTCATGCTAGTGTAGGGTTTTGAATGGATTCCTGCTTCCTTTAGCTTTGTTAATAGGTATTCTCTGCATTCTGTAAACATTGCTAATCCTCCATAAAATAATCCTCAAGAGTTCCCCTGATTTCTTCAATGTCTTCATCGCTCAGACCGAGGAAGGGGCGGGCAGGAATATTTACTCTCACATTTACTTGTTTTTTTCGTATCCAACGACCTTCCATTTGGAAAACAAGGCCCTTTGATGTCTTGGCCCGGATGGTGATACGTCTATTCTTTGCACCTAGTTGCTGAGTTGCTGCATAAATTTTATTAGTACCAACCGTAAAACCTGAAGCATCGGACTTTGACTTGATAGAGTTCTTCAGGCCAGCACTTACAACCAGAGTGACACCGCCTTCCTGCTCAGCCCGGATTGATTTCTTCCACTTCTTTCCGTCCGGGTCTTTTCGGTTCGGAACCGTTCTACGGTTGAACCTCTGACAGCCTCAGCAATAGTATCATTAATACCCTTTTTGTCGATTTCCTTGAGTTGTCTCATTCGGTTTATCAATCTTCGTGTATCACCATCAAGGCGTATACTGTACATTTCACATCCCCCTCAGTTGGTTCCGTGAGAATAGGCGAGGATTAGATGAAACTGAAAAGCCCGTTTTTGCTGCCTGAGTTGTATTTACCTTTCCGATTTCAACCTTTCCATCAGCAAGCAGTTCAAAGAACCTAATTGCTGCTTTATACCTGTTGAGATAGTTCTTTTCTCTGTCGCTTTCATCTATGCCTATTCGTGAATATAAGTTATAAACGGTAATGTCCTTGGCGAACTTGTTAATGACTTGAGGGACAGGAAATAGAGGAAGTGAGTATCTTTTTGCGATATATCCGTCAATCTCTGCCTCAGCGTCAGTTATTGCACCTTCGATGATAGGAACGATTTTTGCTTCACGCTCTGCAACATCCTCTATGTATTCACTGCCAATTATTGTGTTCAGAGCGTCATCCTTTAACATTCCTCGAACTTCTCCAACTGTACAGTAAGTCATTTCGCATCATCCTTTACTCTTTCTCACCAGTGCTTCCGTAAGCCATCTGCCAAAAACCATATCCTGCATTTGCTCTTCCATCGACACCATAAAGGAATTGCTTTTTCATAAATACATTAGTATCTGCGTCATTTACCATAGCAACAAATTGAGGTGCCTTTCTTTCTTGGTAAATAAGCGGTTTTAAAGGTCTTGAAGTACAAAGGAGATACCACTGAGTGTCCGCTCCTGCAAGCTCAGGAACAACAAGTAATTCCGCTGTATCCTTGTATATGTTGGTTGTGCCATCAATTTCATCGGCAAGAAGTATCTTTCTTCCGTTTGCTTCTTCATTTGGAGCTACAACAAGAAGGTCTGGAATTAACTTCAAGCTTTTACCGTTTTCATCTGTGAGTGACATCATGGAGCTTCTGGCTGCTCCATATGAAGTCGGGGAAAGTTTTTTGTCCCCTTTGTTGCTGACTGTCTTTTTTCCAACCTTATGAGCGTCGGAGAAAAACGGTTGCCCGTCGTAGCACTTGTTTACAAATCCATTCTTTAGTAGTGTAAAAACAAGGTCATCCGGGAAAGTAACAGCACTCTGACCTATATCCTGAATGGCCGGAGTGTATAATCCAACCTTATCGTCTTCAATGTCGTTACGGTCTACACCAATCGTAAGCTCAAAATCCTTGTTTTTGATAGTGTAGTCACTTGCACTCAAATTCTGAATCTGTCGGTCTCCAATCCATTCTCGCATTCTTGGTATCATACCGAGCCATTTGTAACTTTCTTCTCCTGCCTCTGAAGGAACTTTTGTTGCCACCCTGTCCCAGAGAGTTTTTGATTGGTCGAAAGCTTTGGCAAAAATAGTTTTAAAACCTGTAAAAATACCTCTTAAAGATTGTTGATTAACTATCATAGTTAATGATTCCTCCTGTTTTTATTAAAGAGTTTCAACGGTAACACTGCCGTCGTCTGATACTGCAAGTACTTTTCCTGCCCGAGAGCTACCTGTTGCTAATGCTGTTACAGTGCAGTCATCTTCAATGTAGCAGTCCTTCAGGACATGTTCGGGTTTAACCTTGTTAGCTTCTGTAATTGTGTTGTCCCAAACAAAAGCACCTCTTTTAACCTTAACAGTCAAGTCTCCATCTACACCGTTTCTGTTATCAACGTACTCCTCAGCACGGCCTGCCGCTGTTAATCCTTCGGCTTTGGTTGCAGCCTCTGCGTAACCTGTTGCATTTAGTACAACTAGACTACCATCAAAAATGACTGCTCCTGCTGCAACCGGAAGAACAATACTCTGTCCATTCAAAAGTAGCTCTGCTGTATTTCTTCCTGCTGATAATGCCATGTTATCTCACGTCCTTTCCATATTTTTTAAGGTCTTCTTCACCTACGCCGAGCTGCTTGCAAATACGCAATGTTGCTTCATCAAAGCTATCCTCTTTGTTAGCCTTTGTCTCAATTTCAAGTTCACCCATAGGAACACCTTGAGGGGCTTTCTCAACAAAAGACTTGAAGCCCTCCGGGTCTTTCAAAGCGTACTCTGTAGCCCAATCCTTTTGAGCCGGAGTAAGTTTCCCCGCTTTAAGGGCCATAAGTACAGCATCATCCGCATCCCTCTGGGCGAGTCTTTCCTTGAGTGCTTTAAACTCAGTTTCAATGGTGTTCGAAGTATTTGTGTTCTTCAAGGCTATAATTGCAGCAGCCACATCTTCAGTCTTAGCTCCTGCTTTAAGTCCCAACATCTCACAAATGACCTTATTTGCTACAACCTTACCCTCGGCTTCAGTATTTACAGCCTTTTCTTTAAGCTTTTTTGCATCCTCAACGAGGGCCTTTAATGCTTCGATGACCTGTTCTTCGGTTGCATCCTCGCCGAGTCCCAAAAGAGCTGCAAGCTGTTTTAAAATATTCATACTGTTTCCTCCTTCATAATCCTCAATTTCGATAGAATTTATTATTGGGAACATTCCGTCAATGGCGGGTGTGTTCGTCAATGCGACTGAATGCAAAACTATTGCCTTACTGTCTTTTTTTCTAACAAGTACAACGGGTGAGAGATAACGGTATTCTTTATTTTCAAGGTACTGTTTTCCCTTTGGAGTCCATTCTACCTTTGCCACAATTGCTCCGTCCTCGAGGGATAAGTCTTTAATCCATCCGCCCGCCGGAGCTTGTACGTCTTCAAGTGTTTGGTGCTCATAATCAATCACAATGTCGATACCCCGTTCCTGAAATGTCTGTTTCATCAGACGGAAGCTTTCCTCGTCAACATTGAAGTCACCCTTTTGGCTTTTAACGTGTCCAATAGGAAGTATCTTTATTTTTCCGGGAGCTCCGTTTATTTCCGATTGGCTACCGCTACAAACAAATAATTTTGCCATTTACTCACCTCTAACAATCATAATGTGTATTTATTCGCCGTTAACCCCGTTAGCACGCGTGCTAACGCATGATATTTTGATAAGTGGGAAAATTACCCTCTTACTATTTTTAAATACTCTACAGGTCTTTTAAACTCCAATATCTACTTTTTACCTTTTACCTGTTTGTTGTATGCTTTCACAAGTGTTTCAGGATATCCTTTGAGGTCAGGAGTAAATGGCACCTTTGCCGGATTAGTTTGGAATCTCGGGTCAGGTATGACATTTACAAAGCGACCGTCCTGAAGCTGTGCAGCCTTGGGAATCTCATTTTCTATTGTCAGGTTCTGCTGTTCGACTTGTCTCCTTGAAAGCGAGCGAACCGTGCAACGACAACGAAATCCATTCGGTGGATACCATACATCCCAAACAGGGGAGTCTGCCGGAAAAACTTTTCCATCCATAGCCAAATGGGAAGGGCGAGTATGAGTATCGTTTACAGCGTCATATATCCAATAGGGGCGAAGCTTCAAAACATCCGGGTCTGTCATTTGCCTGTAGTGTCCAACTTGGTAAGCTGCTTGTGTGTTTGTTCTGAAAATATTGTCCGCCTGAAAATTTGTTATTCCTTCGTAACCTTCAATTTCAAGGAATTCGTTCATCTTGTCCCTGAAGCTCTGCATAGTCTCTCCATCCTTGATGGCCCGGAGAAGCTCGTCATGAAACTTTTTGAGGACTTGAACCTTTGTATATCCTGAGACAGTGAAGGCGAGAGTTTGATACTCTGCTGAAAGTTCATAGAACTGCTTCATTGTTATAGGAATTTTCCCTTTGAAGTAATCAACTGCTTCCTCAAAGGTCATCTCTTTATTCAGAGAGATAATGCTTTCAATGTCATCCATCATTCGTCACCTGCCCTGAAAGGTCTGCTACAAGCATTGCCCTTTGAAGGAGCTCCTCAATGTCTCTGACATCCATATCCTCTGCAAGCTTAGTTACAAGCTGTTCGTTTTCAAACAGTTTCTTAACCTCGTCAAGGTCTTCAGCATTGTCAAGCATCTTGAGAACAGGGGCAAAAAGCTTTTGAAATAAGCCTGAGCTTTTCCTTGTCACCACTGTTGCAAGGTTATCAATGTGCTTCTGTGTTCCAAGTTCTTCTTTGGCTGTCTCCTTATTGGCTATTAATTGTGTCCTTTGTTTCATCGGAAGTGGAAAGCTTGTTCCGTTACTTGGAGTAGCAACCTCCTCGCCATTCTCCGGCTTTGGAATAGAAAATTTCTTGTAAAGGTGAGCAGTCGGAACCTTGAGGCCAATGTCACAAATAAGCTGTTTATATATCCCAACCGTTTCCTTCTGGTCTTCAGCTTCTTCACAGTCATACCGTATATATGGAATTCGTCTGTCTTCTCCGAAGTTGAATAGAACAAGTGGACGTATAATATCCCTTCGCAATGTAGCAGCAAGAGCCTTGCAGTCTGCGACCGTCAGGTCGTGTCTTACTTCATTATGCGTCTTTGACTGTGCGAAGCTTCCACCGCCGCTATCTGAAGTAAGTGTCTGACCGAGAATTGCCTTTGACATTTGCTCGTCACAGTACCGGGCAAGTCTCTCGTATACATCTGTACTTGAAGTCTTTGCAGCTTCTTTAAAATCAATTTCCGTTCCGTCTGGGATTATTCCCGCTGCATCAGTGCCAATTTGAATAAGGGCTTGCATCAGTGCTTTTTTATCATCTTCACTTGAACCTTGAGCATATTTGCCAAGTCTAAGCGGCATCCCGAATATTTCGCAAAAACTGACCCAATCTTTAAGGTCATAGTTTTTGAACAAATACATCCAAGCAACTACCCTGAGTACTCCTGCTCTGGATGGATGTCCGCTGCGAGCTTTGTACCTATGAACTATGAATTTGTTCTCAGGGATATGAATACCACTTGGTGACTCCTTTGTTATAACTTTGAAGTCATCGTTATAATCCCAAAAGAAACGTTTTTGATATCTACTCTTAATGTCTTTAATTACGGTATTCCCATTGTCATAGTCCCATATGATTTCAGATACTGAGAAACCTTTACCTATTGCATCGAGTAAGTCCATTTGAACATCCTCAAAGTTTTCAATGCTTTTGATTTCCTGTGCAACAAACTCAGCAATTTGTTTGTCACGTTCATCATCAGCGTCAAAAGGAATAATCTCATAGTCAAGGCCAGTGACAGCATTTTTTCGAGTCTGAAGCTGACTAAAGAGGTGAGGGTCTTTCTCTTCCATTTCTTCAAAAAGCTCCATCTGACGAAGTACATCCCCAGAGTCGGCTTCCCTGAAAATATTTGCAAGTTTAACAGGTGTGAGGCCGTTGCTTGGATAGTCAGAATATTTGTCCTGAACTTGAGCAACTGCAATCTCAGTCAAGTCTGGCCTCTTGGGAGTAACCACTTTTAATCTTTTCTGAACTTTTTTCATCGTTTCACCCCTTTAATATGAGCCACTCCTAAATTTAAGAGCTCTGCTGATTACCGACTTATAATCAACCTTAGTTCCTATTTTTACAGATAATGCGAGCTTAACAGCCATTTCCAATCCATCAGGGCCATCGTCATTCTTGCCCATAGGATACTCAAACATTTGTTTTAAAAGTGCTTTATGCTTCTTACTAAATTTTATATAGCCGTTTTTAATAAATGGTTGTAAACTCTGTATTCTGGCATCCTTATTTTGTGTACTGTTGATTTCCTCTATTGGGAGAAACTCTCCAACCTCAGCAGATTTTTGTCTCATAATCTCTGCAAAGTAATATTGAAACTGCACTGCTTCGACTCCAAACTTATAATAAGGCCGCTTGTATTCTCGCTTGAGTCGCTTGGATGCTTCGATTGCATCGTCAATTATCTTGTCAGGCTTTCGCTTTTCAATATCTGCTATGACCACATACATGAATCCAGTTTTTATATCTTTTGCAAGTGCAAATATTGAGGATGTATCAGACTTCTTATTCTTACCAAGCGACGGGTCATTAGAGCCAATGAACAAAAATTTTGTATCCGAGAAGTCAGGTACAGTTTTTCCGTCGTCATCATAGAAGTCAAACCACTCTTCCTGAAATGAACAACTTTCTGGGTCAATAGGGTCGTTCTGAATTTCAGAATTGAATGAAGCTTCTCCTTCAGATACACGAATAACCATAAGGTCGTAGTAACTGAGCTTAGCTTCCCATAGCACCTCAGTGCCTTCAAGCATCTCTTCACGATTAGCCTCAAAGAACTCCTTAGCGTCTTCCTGTCTGTTCTCATTTGCAAGGTTGGTATAGATTCTTTCCCAAGCGTCCCATAATGTGTCATCGGTTGCAAAACTTATAACACCACGGTATTTTACAGTTTTATAGCTTGGGTTGTTTGCAACATTTGCAAGTAAGGCGTCAAAGTGGAGGAGGGTTCCGATATACACAATGTCGGTGTAAGTGTCTCCTGCTTTTGACACTGCTTTATAGAACCAGTTCCGAAGCTTCTTTCTCTGCTCAGGTGTATTGACATTCTCGTCATTTTAAGGTCATCACAGATAATAAGGTCGGGACGCCATTGCTTATGACGACGACCACGGATTTTCTTACCGCTGCCGATTGCTTCAATCTTTACTCCGTTTGATAAGAGGATTATTCCTGCTTTCCAAACCTTGCCTTGGCATATTTCAAAATCCTCCCGGATAGCTGCATTCTCTTCGTACTCTGTTTTGATATCTGTCAGAAATCCTTCTGCTTGGTCAGAGCTGTCCGAAAGTATAATGACATAATGCTTGTATGCATAGACTGAAGCATGAAGCGTATCCTTAAAGGTGAATGTCGTAGACTTAGCGTGTCCACGTGGAGCTTCTATCGCTCTCCTGCATCCTTCAGCCCGGGAGATTTCTTTTGCATCCCGGATTGCGTTCTTATCCTTCATTACACCGACTTCCCATATGTTATCAAGCTCATTATGAAACTTCGGTGATTCCCTGACAAAATAGTGGGGAAGGTAAGCCCTACCAAAATATTCAAGGTCAAATGCTCCGAGACGTTTTCTCAATCCCTTCGGGCCTGCAAGTTCAGCTCCGTTATGAAACTCCTTCAGGAGCTGCTCCCGTTCTTCCTTGTGTTTTCCTTCCCGTGTTGCGTATTTCTCGAAGAGCTCACGCTGATATTGTCGGTTTGCAACCTCCTCACGGTCTTCAGGCTCCTCAAGCTTTTCGATGTATTCCTTCAGGTTAATCATCTGTCAGTATCCGGTCGCGGGCCTTTTGGAGGACTGCGTGTAGCTCTTTTGAAAGCTGCGGGTCTGCCTTGATTGCCTTTAAAAGGTCTTCCTCAAGGGCCTCAAAGGCGAGCTCCATCTTACTTTTATAATCTCGTTTGACCTTCTGCTCATAAACTCCCACACGGGAAAGGGAAGCTATAAGCTTTCCGGCTTTATCAAGTGGCATTTCTGCAAAGTCATCCTCTGCTGTAGACACCCTTTGCATTAGGCCGTCCATCAAAACCATTCTTGATGCCTTTGTGAAGTCAAGGTCTGGATTTTTTTCGACGGCTGCGGCTATTGCTTTTGTCCTTTCTAGTGTCTCAGCAACACGCTGAGCAGCTTGATTGGCTCTTATCGCATAGCGACCGACTGCACTTTTGCTTATGTTGAAGCCTTCGCCTTTGAGCCACTTTGCAATATCATCATATGTGTTAGAAGTATCAAGGAGTTGTGCATCTAGCTGCTCCTTAATATCTTCAGGTAGCTGTGTAATCTTTGAGTTAACTCTTGTTCGTCTTCTCTCAGCCATTACACATCAACTCCCGCGTCTTCGATTGTGGATTCAACAAGGTCAACGCCTTTTTTGGTTAGTTTTATAACTGCATCCTTGCGATACGCATTATATGCATTAACTGCCTTATCCACAAAAGTGATATATCCGCCTTCCAATAGATAATCAAGCGGCTTACTGATGTCAGGGGAGACAATCATCCCATCAGCGACCAGTGCGTTTGTTATCTGTCTCAAGAGAAGTGTGTTCTGATGACCTTTAACGAGGCTGCGGATAATGTAACCACGAATAGCTTTGTTGCGGCTTACCTCAAGCTCGCTCATATCGTCCATGATGTCATCCCTCCTTTGTTACTTTTATTTGTAAAATTCTGTCCAACTTACCGTTCATGTCGCCCATATTCTTGTCAACATTGTTAAGTGTTCGGATGAAGTCCTCCCTCAGTACATAAACGAGAGGAAGGTCACTCTTTAATTCCGATAGCTCCGTTTTTACCTTCTCGATGTCAAACGTATTCTTTTTAATAGCGTCCTTCATGTCGGAGATAGCACTTTTTACGCCCCAACCTATAAGGGCAATAACAAGTGTTGTAATGGTTTGAAGTGCGTACATGAGAATTTGACTTCCTTGCATGTGCTCACTCCTTGTTTAAGTTAGTGTCTTCAGTTTGAGAACCTTCTCCTCAACAAGTTTGGAGATGTAATCTCTGAAGTTGCCGAGATTCTCTTCAATAATTTTCTGTGTACCGGGCTTGACTGAGGCCGTAATTTCATTGACTGCCTGTTTTGACAAGGCAACAAGTTCTTCACGTTCGGCTTTTCCATCCTTAACAGCCTCCCTGAGCTGTTTTGCTGTAGTCTGCTCAATAGATGCAACGGTGACAATCGTCAATTCTTCAACATCCTCAAGTGCATTGTTGAGCAAACGACGAGCATCTTCATCCTTGAGCTGTGCCGTCTGAGTTTTCACCTTCTGAGTAGCCTTGTGTATGCCATATGTAGCATATGCAGCAAGTAACCCAATGAGAGAAATGGTAACGGTGACAAGTGCCTGACTGACTGTCGATTGAATCGCTTCCATGTTGATTCCTCCTATCCAAAAATTTTGACTAAAATAAAAAACCATAGGAGCATAGCTCCTATGGTTAATATTACAGTGTTTCTTGAGAACCTTATATATGTAGTACTTCTGAGGTTTTCTTCCTAATTTTGGGGTATTTATCCATTGCCTCCCTGGTCATAATCAAAGAGGGAAAGCTGTCCTTCGGCGTGTCCTTCTCCACATAATTGCCGAACCCACCGCTCTGTAACTTCGTACTTCTTCGAGAGTTCTAAATGATTGTAACCATTGAACTCTGCCCTAATCTTTGCGTCTCTTACAGGACGGACAATGCTCTCGGTCTTTGGTAGATATATTGTGGAGCCTCCGACTATTTGGGTGAGCTCAACAAAATTCATAATACCGATTGCTTCTGCAATTTGCCTATATAGGCCATCGGGAATTTGTTCAAGTGTCAGCTCCTTTGCATATGCTGCTTCCATCGGTTGTCCTCCTTTCCCGGAGCATTACCTTATTTATATAGCTGAAAGGTTCGAAGCTTTGACGGCTGCGGTTACTGTCTTACCGATACCTATTACAACTTTGTCACCGCTCACGCTTATAACATCGTATGAACCGTAATAGGCTTTAAACGGCTTGCCGTTGTATTGTATAGCTTTCAGTATCTTTACTTTTCCGCCTTTGACAATCGGCTTACCTTTGTTATAGTTGTTAGTGGGGGGCTTTATATCTTTGCTCGGAGGAGTGATTCCATTACTGAAACCGTTCAGTCCGGCACTCCTTATTATTGATGGGTAATCTTTGAATGATATGTTAAGGTCTACGTTTCCGCTAATGCCCGGAACCTTTCCGCTGCTTGTATACTGCCACAGCCCGACATCATTGCGGTCACAATTCTTATTGTACCATGCATACCATAAGTCAAAACCTCTCAAGGCATTCATATCCAGCATATTCCTTATGTAGTCCTTGTTAGCATAATTCGTTGCATAGTATCCGGCCTTTTGAACCTCGGTGCAGAATGCTTTTACAAAAGCCGTAGCTTGTACCTTGCCGATTGTAACGCCTTTCTTTCTGGCCCGAGTTACTGTGTCATACTCAATGTCATAGCAAACGGGGTATTCCACCTTATAAGGCTTAATCAATGCTATACACTGCCGAGCTTCACGAACTGCATTCTCAGCGTTCAAAGCGTAGCTGAACCAATAAACTCCCACCGGGATTCCAAGCCTGTTACACTCCGAAATGTTTCTTTTGAACTGCTCGTCAATATTGTTGTTCCCAAAACCCGCCCTCAGAATTGCGAACTCAATTCCGGCAGCCTTCACCTTGTTCCAATCAATTACTCCCTGATGTTTTGAAACATCAATACCGTTCTTGTTTATCTGTGCCATATCTCTCAATCTCCTTTTAAAATTAGGGTTATTCTTCTATGTCTGTCTCAATTAAGACTTCTTCGCCTTCAATCTCACTGTTAATCACTAGAATTACTTTACCGGGCTTATCTGAAGGCTCTTCTGCTTTTATGGGATACATTTTATCCTTGTATAGCAGTACCTGACCGTTATCAACTACATCATGGTTTAATTTAATCATTCTGATTTAACCTCCTTCAAAGGGCAGTCCTTATGCCTTTCAATAAAATTTTCTATTTCAATACTGAGCACTGGACAAAATAAGTTTTCTGAACTTCCTGACATTTCAAAATCTGAAATAGTGCATTTTAAGCAATTGTCAGGCATGTCAATTTCTAAAATAGCTCTTGGCATTGATAATCTCCTAAAGTCTTAATATTGGGGTTACTATGTCCAGTAATTCCCCTATGGTGTAAGAGCTGCGGCCTTCATCCTTGAGCCTTTTCTTAAACCGAGTAACTTCAACGGTTATCTTCATAAGCTTCAGAACTCCGACTTGCTCCTCAGTAACCTTGTTCATCTTATCCGATACCATGCATCCGAGAGATTGTCTGAGTTCAAGGACTGCCTCAAAAGTGCTGCATTCTTCTTTGAATTCCTTCCAAACCTCCTCGGCAAATTTCTTGCGGTTGAGTTTGGGTTTATCGGGAGGAATTAAACCTTTATCCTGAAGCATTTTTTTAAATTCGGCCCGTTCAGTCTTTTCACGATTGGTTAATTCCCTTGGCTTTTTTGTCTTAGTTGCTGCCATCAGAGTTCTCCTTTCTGTCGACCATCTTTTTGAGGGCCTCAATCAGCTTGTGACTCTGTGAAACTGTCAACCATTCAAGACGCTCGACCTTAAACATTTTCTTGCAAAATCCGTTTATTCTCTCGTTATTATCATTCCAACCAAGCTCACCAGTAAGGGCGTATATCTTACGGCGTAAATTCTCTGTCAAAAGATTTCCGCCTTCGTCTGTCCGTTTTCGTTGCTCGGCCTTTTGAATACCATCCTTCAAATTGGAGAGTACACGGCATACCTTGTCAATTTCACCCTGAGTGAGTTTCTTCATACTGTCCTTCTTTGTTTCTCTACCGATGATACCATATAGGTCTTCATCATCTAGGGAAAGCTCAGGTGACTTTGCAAGTCCCCAAATTGTGCGGATAGAGTAGTGGGGGCGATTACGCCCCCCGTAAATTTTTCCTTGCATGATACCTCCTCCTAACACTGCACAGCTTGAAGTTTCTCACGGTCGGTTTCATACCAAAATGTGTCCTCTTTTTTTAGAGATGCTCCAACCCGGATGATTTCATCCTCGGTGTACTTCTTGAGTACATCTTTGTTTATAGTTTCCGTTGTAATGATGCAATCGTTCATCTTTCTAGCCTTTAGGCTTTTGACGATAGCAGCAAGCTTTTCTTTCGCTTTGGGAAGTACGACCTTTGTGCTCTTACGAAAACCCGTTTTCCCAAAGTTTAAAGTCTTCGTCTTGCCGTCAAGCTCGTCTCTATGTTCCTCGACAAAAGCCTTAATGTCCTTGCCGATTGCCACAATACGGTCTTGAACAGGCTTAGCCTCTTGAGCAGCCGTGAGTTTGATGCCCTGTATTTGTTTGTTCATATCGCCTTCGATGTCCAGAAGGTCAAGCTCAGCTTCTGCGATTTCCTTCAGTGCCTTGTCTACATCTTCCCATGACTTGTATGTTGGAGTTTCCTTGATTCTTATTCTCGTCAATGTTCTTCGCCTCCTTTCATAAATGTGTTGTATATGCCGACATCCGGCGTGGAGCCGAAGTCAATCCCTTTTTCAGATATGACATGAGATAAGCTGAAGAGTCTTTCAACTTTACCTTTTTTTAACGGGTTTAATCCACCTTCTTCAACGTATGCACTAATTATTTTCCCATCGTGGATTTCAAACCCGAGGCCGAATTCATTATGAAGCCAATAGAAAACATCAGTAGGAAATTCCTCAAGAGAGTGTGTCTCATGTATTAAAATACTGTTTTGTGAAACAGCCTTCAGTATGTTGTTCTTAACGGTAGTTTTATTATCTAGGCCCTGTTCAAGACAGGCGAGGCCGACCGAAACGACCTCCTCAATTCTTAATTCTGCTGTGTTTTTCATGTATAACCCTCCTCTGAATATTCTGAGATTAAAGCATCATCATGTTAGATGCTTGATTAATTGTGTTCAGTGTGATTGTGTCATTCCCACGCTCTTTGAGAATTCTGAAAACATTATTGAGTGTACGGTCAAGTAATCGGAAGCAGCCTGTCTGAGTATTGCACGCCCGGGCCTTTAGTTCTGCAAGTGCATCCACCTCAACCTCATAACCTTCAAGGAAACCCTCGACCTCCTTATCAGAGAGGCCTTTCAAACTTGCATAAAAGTCTACACGGTTTGCAAAACGGGTGAGATAGGACTTAATCTGGGCCTCAAGCTTCGGTTCTCCTGCAATAACCATACCAATATCGGACTGGTCGAATATCGCCCTGAGTATTTCCATTTTCTTTTGAGTGTACTTATTAATCAACTTGTCCGCCTCGTCGATAATGAGAAGATATCCTCTGTTTACATTGAAAAACTCCCGAATACCGTTGACACGTTTCCATATTGTCCCGTAAGTAGTAGGGATACCAAGCGTCCTCTCTATAGCTTCAACAAGGTCACGGCTTGACATGGTGTCGTCACATTCGATGTAGGCGACTCGGGGCATCTTTGAGTAATACTTTAGGGCATGAGTTTTTCCGAAACCGGATTTTCCGACCACAATACCGAGACCAATATACTCCTGACAGGAGCTACACACGCCAATGATGTTCTGTGCATCCCTACTTTCAAAAAAGCTCTTCCGTTGTTTTGAGAAGTTTACGACTCTTCCTTGCTCAGTAGTTGCAGCGGAAAGTTCTTCTCCTGACACTTCCGCAAGGAAAGCTGTTAGTTTTGACTCAAGCTCTGTTGCATCACTGTCATATTTCCCTGAGAGATACCGGGAAACCGTAGACCGTGAATAGTTAATAGTGCTTGCAATTTCTGTGATGGTCTTACCCTTACTCTGTATAAACTCATTAACCTTATCTGCAAGGGTTTTTGATTCATATGTGTAAGTCTTTGCTGCTGCTTCCATATCATTATCCTCCTTATTATCCGAGGGCTCTCAGCCGTTCGAGGGCTTGTTGAGCCTTTTGGTTAAAAAACTCGTCATCTGTTTCTTTATGCTGCTTTTGTTTCTTAGAAACACTTCCTGCCTTGACATCATCCCGGAACTCCTTATCGTTCGGGAGCTGAATAAGCTTTTCGTTTTTCTTAGCCTTGACCGTGAGGTCTACACCTCCAACCACGGCGGGAGTACCGTTGTTCTGTACCCTGAGTTCATATGGTGTCTGATACCATTCAAGCTCTTGCTTTGTCTCTCGGAGCTGTCGCTTTTGCTTCTTGATGTGCTCTTCGAGTGCTGCCTGTGGAACACGGGGCGCAATCTGAAGCAATTCAGCGGAGACAGCCTCACAAATTTTCTTGCCCTCTTTGTTGAATACATATAGCTTTGTAACATCGTCTATATCCCATTTGATATTGACAGTTTCTCCGATGTAATGGCAAAGCTCATAATCCGTGTAGAGTGTGCCAAATTTGATAATGCCTTGATTACGAACGAGAGCAGTGTCCGCTTTTAATAAGAGCATTGATGCATATTCCCTAGGTGGTGATGCCTTATAATATCGTTCGCCGTTTTCAAATAATTCTATCGGTGTGATGTATTTCTCACGGCTTTTCCTGAGAGAAGAATGTTCTCTTTTGTGGTAAACTTCGTTTTTCCACTTAGTCCAATATCCGTAGAACTCTTCCATTGTAAGAAGTTCACCACGTTCTAACATACCGGGTATATCTTTTTTTCGTTTACCTGAAGTCTTCGAACCAGTGAGAGTTCCAACATAGGAGCCTATCCATTTGGTAAACATAGAGCATACAGTTCCGAAGAACCTCTCAATTTGTCCTTTACTCCACGGCTCATAGGGGAGAGACCTTGACCACTCCTCAATTCCTATGGAGCGGTAGAAGCCTTTTGTCTCGCTGTCAAAGTTAAGTTCCTGCATTCTACGGTCATTTCGACTCTGCCCGGTATTGGTCTTTGAAGTGTAATCTTTTCCGTTGTCAATGTGCAAGTGTTTCGGAACACCCCCCGGGTGTGAGTACAGCATCTTAACAAGGCTTTCTTTGAGTATCTGTGAATTAGCATCCACACAAAGCACATCACCCATGATGCAGCGTGACCGAGTGTCAAGCCATGCGACAAGCTTCGGTCGGACTGCTTTAATTTTCCCGTTCGGGTGGGTATACTGTACCCAACAATCAAAAGTGTGCTCGTCACCCTGTACAAATTCCATTACCTCAAGAGCTGTCGTATCTCGTTTACCCTTTAGCATTCGTGCATTTTTGAACTCCCTTAATCCATTTGCAGCAAGATAGTGGGCGTTACGGCCCCGAAGATTATCCATAAGGTACTTGATGTATCGGGCTACTGTCTTAATTGAGGGATAATCATTCCATCCCTTACAGTCAGCTATATCTTTGAATTTCCAATAAAGCATTTCTATTGTGCCGTGGTTCTGTGAAAAACCCGGGTCAAACCAAATGTTTTCAATAAGGACTTTTTGTTCTTCGGTTAAACTAGGAAAAGTGTGCGATTCTTTTGGCTTCCTGCAAAGTGCAAGTACTTTGAAGAATTCAAAGTTTTCACCTTCTTCTCGTTCAAGCTTGGAAGCCCATGCACTTGACTCAAGGTATCCCTCAGCATATCGGTAGAGTGTACGCTTGCTGATGTTAAGCTTTGCTGCAAACATTTCAGCAAAGGCAGTCCGCTCACCTTCACCGTAGGAGACAAACTCCTGAATTTTTCTTGAGAGTTCAACAGCCTCATAATATTCTCTTTTGTGTGTTTCAATATACCAATTTAGGTCAATATCTAAGTACCAAGGGGACTCTTGACTTTTTTGAACAATTTCCGAATCCTCTCTATAAACCTTACGCTCTGCCTTATGAGCTTTTCGTGCTTTTGTAGAGAGAGAGGAAATGGCCACAAAGACTCTGTCTTTTCCTCCGCATCTTGATTCTGTTTTCGTTTTGAAGCTACCCGGATTTCTTTCAATTCTTGATGTCATTCCTTTATAGCTTATACCTTCGAGCTGAGCTGCCTGTTCTAGTGAAATAAATGTTTCTTCCAATCCCTGTCCCTCCTTTGCACTTTACTTTCTTTTGTGGACTTGGTAGAATAGAGGGGATGAATATTTTCATCAGTTCCAGATAAGAGCGTTTCCTTTTCGAGTGGACGCTCTTTTCTCTTACCCCTATGCACATTAATTCCCCCCGACTATTTAACAACATTTATATTGAGCTCCTTTAATGATTGCTCAAGTTTCTTGATTTCTGATGTAACATATCCCTTTATTAAACTAAAACTTTCAATACTAGCCTGCTTCATATTAACGTAAGCAAATAGGTCGTCTATCTCTCTTTGAATTTCTTCATCAAGCTGATTTACTTTGTCTTGAAACTCTCTGAGTTTCCTCTCGTTAATAAATTTGATATCTTCTTGTGTTAGTGCATTTTTGCCTTTTCCCATATCTGATTTAAGGTTCTCAAGTTCCACGATAAAATTACTAATATTTTTCAAATAAATTCCTCCTTATGCCGATTTTTGCAATTCTTCAGGGTCTATTTCTAGTACTGAAATAATCTTATGTATGTACTTCTCGCCAGTCCTATCCCCGTAAAGGATTAGGTTTAAATATTTGTTGCTTGTTCCTACCTTTTCAGCAAGCAAAACCTGTGTCATACCTTTTTCTATAAGCCTCTTTTTTACAGTCATTCCAAACTGTGTGAGTTGCCTTTTTCGCATCAAGCATCCTCCTTCCCGTCTCTTAGATGTACTTCAAATTGGTTTACTAAGACGGCCATTGTGCCGACTCATTGCTACAAAGTTTAATAAACAGGAGAATAACCTTTATCCAACAACCTAATCCCTTGAAGTTCAGCTTCTTCAGCTTCTTTTGCCTTAACCATAGTGATTAATTCCTCTACAATTTCACAGTCCCTGACAGCTTCAGAATGTTCATTTCTATAACCTTCTTTTGGTGTATCCATCTCATATGTCATGGAATAACATAAGCGATTATGCCATGCTAAGTCCTTTCGCTCCAATAAGTATTGAAGTGTAGTTTTCATTTTCATCCTCCTTGACTTGTCGCTTCTTTTCCACTTGATGGGGAAATATATCATGTTTTCCCAGAGTTCTTATGCATCATATCAAGTCCTTCTTTTGTATCCCTAATGACGAGCCCAATTTTCCAATTAAGCCGACCTCACCGTATTTCAAAATATCACCTCCAAATTATTTTTAGCACCATATAGGCAAGAGTGCTCATTTGTTGGATATATGAATGCATTTGGAAAAATATTGAAAATCTTTCCGAGAAAAATCTCGCATTCGAGAACATACTGTGTTAATATATTTCTGATGTATTTATCTATCTTAGTTAATTTTATACCACAAATGAGAACTTGTCAATATAATAGTTCTCATTTGTATGACTTTTAATTGTGACTTTGTAAGTAGAAAGGGGGCTTTACCATGATTGAGAACTTTGAGGGTGTGGGAGATAGAATATCCTCTCAGATGAAAAAATTAAAAATAAAACAAGTTGACATATGCAAAGATACCGAAATATCCAAGAATGCAATTAGTAATTATGTGAACGGAAATAGAATACCTGATACTTTATCTAGTTATAAACTTTCTAAAGCTCTAAAAGTTTCTATGGAATGGTTATTAACTGGAGAAGATAGCTCAGCTCCCTCAAGTGAGAACTTAGAGAGTACTACAGAAAGTTTATCGGAAATAGAACAAGAATTGATTCAGGAATTCAGACAGTTAACTGACCGAGATAAAAAAGAGGTGACTACTTTTGTAAAGTTTAAACGGAACTTGGAGAAGGGTCGTGCGGCTCTGCCATCGTCGACCTTGAACAATGGAGAGAACGACACAGGGGAGGAAGCCGCAACAAGTGAAATAGCTTGATTTTTTTATCTATATTTGATGGATTATTCTATCATTTTTTTGCAGAATTCATTACATGTTTTTTTTAACCTCTTATTAACACTGAAACGCTTGATAACGGTGCATTTCTGCATTTTACTTTCAAATGTTTCATTTTGCGGAATTGATTTTTATTTATTTTATTATGTGTAATAGTAATCCCGCACGTTTTTCGCACGACGTATTTATCATTTGAGCATCTGCAAACGCTTAATTCTACAGGCTTTTATTTTTACATATCAAATATGTTAATGTTTCGCACGCTGCGTTAGCACGCTACTGATATCGACTTTTATAATGTGCACTGATATAATACATACATGGGCCGTGATGACATTCTTTATCCTCTATGCTGCTAGTACTTCCAGAATGTTTGAGCGGTCCTTCTTGTTTAATTACAAGGATTCTAGACGTTTAGCTTGTTCACAGAAAGTATAAAAAAAATAGCACCGTATTAATCAATGCTATTCTCATTATATTTGTCCAACGAATCTTTTATTATCTCTTACAAACCCGCATAAATACTGAGGTTTCTCGTCACCTCTCGTAGTATCCCGTGTTATCTCGGTGTGTCAATTATGTTGTCTGAGTACACAAGTCATCTTTCACCGCACTATTAAATTTTCAAGGTTCAACCAACTCAAAATTTCTGTTACCCTATTACTCTTTTTTTACACCTGTTGTTTAGTATCAAGTAGTTTAAAATAGCGGTTTCAGCCTTCTGTTTGCAATTCAATTTATTCACCTTGTTTCCTCTGCCTTTCTCCGCTAGAAGCATATCTTGTGCAATTCTATCAATTGATTTACCGCTCCTAAATTCAGAAACAATTAAGGTGTCAGTGTATTCAACCATAAAAATATCACTCCATTTCCTTCTCAATCTATTTCTAAATTTTTATATTTTCAGCCCGTGTTATTGAAGAACCCATCAAAGTATTCGTCTCCGTATGTCCTCTGTTCAAAGTTGCTCCTGTTAGATGGCTGCTCCTTTTTCTGAGAGGAAAACAAGGTACTGTTCTTTTCCCATGTCCTTACACAAGCTTTCCAATCCTTCACTTTTGATTTACCTCTCGTCCATCCGTTAGCTATGTAATGGTCAACAAATTTTTCAGGATCCACACTATTATTTCGTTCCTGACAATAATCTTGTACTTCCTCAAGTGTAGGTGGAACAAATTTTTGTGTTTTAGGATTTGACACATATATATCTTTTAATTCTTTTATATTCTTAATATTCTTTATATTCTTTTTATTTGGTTCTCGGTTGGTTTTCTGTTGGTTATTTTGTTGGTTGTCGATATCCTTTAAAGCCTTATCATTACTAGCGTTGCCGTTGGTTGTTTCGTTGGTTATGTTTTGGCGTATATTTACCCTATCAGTGTCCAAAGTGTCATTTGACTGGTACTTCTCCCAGTTTACAACCGTAATAACAGAATACCTTCTGCCTACAGTGTCAAGTGTGATCATTGAATCCTGCTTCAAGAGGTCAATAATGCTTCTAAGCTTACCTTCTGGAATATTAAGTAGCCTACTCCATTCAGGACGGCCATAAATTAGCTGCCCTGAATGAATAGTCACCATTGTTCCCTTACAGGGCTTTTTATAGTCTTTGTATGCAGCACTAAGGAGAATATAGTTCCAAACTTTAAAAGCATATGCATCTTGAAAAACCCAATGATCAACAATATTTCTATATTCTTTTATAAACCCTTGTATATTACCGCCCCCTGTATATTTGAACTACAGCCCCCGCTAAATCAAATAATGAAAGTTGCTTTGGCTGAAGAAATATTTCTTATAACAAAACCTTATCAAACTGCTCATTCCTTCACTCCCTCACTTATATCAGCTATACAATGAGGACATATATTTTTACCCTTAAAATTAGTTATATTCTTGGCATTACCGCAGAATATGCAAGCCGGCTCATACTTTTTCAAAATAATAGTTTCTTCATCCACAAAAATCTCTAAAGCATCCTTCTCCTCAATATCAAGTGTTCTTCTCAGCTCAACTGGTAAAACAACTCTACCCAACTCATCAACTTTTCTTACAATACCTGTAGCTTTCATATAATTAAATCCTCCTTAGAATTTGTAATATTATAAATAACTCAATATTCCTATTCGACCTTCTAAATAGGCAGCATTGTGTGTTTATACTCATTGACACATGCCAACTGCCCATGCTAGAATCAAATTAACGTTTTTATCTTAGCGGCTTTCAATAGCTGCTTTTTTTATGTCTTTTTCTACTAAAACAATCTTTCTGTCTCCATCATAGGAAACACTCAAGCCCAGCTTTCTGAGCAATAATGCAAGTTTGACTGTCATAAACTCTGTCCCTCCCTACAAACACACAAGACCTTCGTCAATATATCCGCAGTTTACTTCCCTTATCAGACTTTCAAGCTCACCAACACCATACTCCCTGATAAGCTGTTCTTTAAGGGTTTCAATCCAGTATTCAGCCTCCAATATTTCCTTGACCATCTTCCGCATACGCGACATATCAGTGTTTGTGACACTCTGGTATGCAAACTCCTTGAGACTGTTCACATGCTCCTCGGCTTCCTTCATATTCCTAACAGTAATGGCAGTCAGATTTTTAGGCATCTTATTTGGAAGTATGAAATTCAGTTTCCTTCCTATAGGACAATTACATTTGCAGTGTGCATTCAGCAGAGCAGGTTCATTATAAAGCCGGGCCATATTAAAAACATTCTGAGGATCAGGCATTGTTTCGCCATTCTCCATATTTGAAAGAGTCTGCCGTGTGACGTGTAGCTTTCCGGCGGCTTCCTTTGTGCCAAGCCCACAAGTGATCCGGGCCTGCCGTGCAATTTCTCCAAACTTCATTTTACTTTCACCTCCTATTCGTAAAGTAGAAATGTACCAACTGAAATAGACTTGCAATGTAGCTGGTAATATAATGGCATTGTCAAACCACTTCATACCAAGCCTTCACTTCTCAAGCCCCTTCCGCCCGGTGTTCCAGTCCTTGGGGAGTTCTCTCCCTCTCCTGCATCTTCAAATCCTCAAGCATCTTGCCAACATAGCTGTCAACATCTCCGACTGTAGCCCTCAAAAGCTTGTTGGTATGTTCCTCAAGTGTTATCTCCGGCACTTCCCCATATGGCTCATAAGTCTCGGAAAGCTTTTCCCCTGTTTTCCTGTCAATCGATACCTTATGGATGTACTGCTTAACCTTCACATCTGCTTCAACTGCCACTTCCATCACCTCCGGCAATATAGAATACTTCTCCCAGCTCCTTCCCAAAGAATAAGCAAACTTTCAGCATAAGACCCGGCCCGGGAGAAAACCTCTGGTTCTCAAGCTTGGATAAATATGTACGGGTCACTCCCAAGACTTCTGAAAGTTCCTCCTGATTAAGTCCTCTGGACTCCCGTAATTTTTGAATATTGTTTTTGATAGGAATGTTCATATTTCCCTTGCCTCCTATGCGGATTCTTGCTTCTTAATGTAGCAACGGTTCCCAAAAAAAATTTCCTCCGGAAATGCTTCTTCAATAGTGACACCAAAAGCATCTGATATTTTATGTGCAACCTCAAAGCTTGGGTTCCTTTCTCCATTCTCAATAAACCCATAATGACTTCTATTAATGGCAACCATATCTGCAACTTGAACCTGAGTTAAGTTACTTTTTTTTCTAAGGGTAATAAGTTTTTCTCTCTTCATTCTAACCTCCTGCGACATATTGTAGCTTTAATAAGTATTATAATGCTACTTATTGTAGCTGTCAATATGAAATTATACTTTTTGCTTCTTTTTGTAGCAGTTATTTCAATGCTACAATTTGTAGTATACAATTAATTTAGAGGTGTAAATAATGCTAAAAGTACGTATTTCACAATTACGCAAAGAGGTTAACTTAACTCAAGAAGAACTATCTAAAAAACTAAAAATAACTCGCTCCGCTTTATCCCTTTATGAACTTGGGAAAAGAGACCCCGATACTGAAACTTTAAATCTGCTGGCAGACTTTTTTCATGTTTCCGTTGACTACCTTCTCGGACGTACTGATATTCGTGATTTATCAGAATCAAAAGTTGAAACCAGAGCATACCATAATCTTGATGTTGCTGGCCTGCCGGACGAAGCCATAAAAAAGGTTGAGGATTATATTGAACTGGTAAAGCTAAAATATAACCCGGATGGGAGTTTGAAAAAGTAAGTAAATTATAAATAAAAAGTACAAGCCATTTGGGTCTAAGTTATTGTTATTTTGTATTTATTAAGGGTACTGTCTAAAATACATGAACCACTTTACTAAAGGAGTACATATGCATCCAATAAATAAGTATAATACAGAATACTTCTCCCAACTCCTTGCCAAAAAATAAGCAAACTTTCTACATAAACCCGGTTTCGGAGAAAACTTCTGGTTTTCAATCTTGGCTAAATTCAAAACCCAAGACCTCAGCAATCGCTTTTGCTGTATCATGTGAAGGTCTCACACTTTCAGTTTCAAATTTACTAATCAGGCTTCTCTCAACACCTATCTTTTGTGGGAGCTTTTCCCGTGATAAGTCTGAGTTTTCTCTAATGGTTTTAAACCACTTCATTTCTAATTTACCGCCATATCAATTGAATGGTAATGTTCACATTTACGAGGTGAAAATAATTCACATGCAATAATAAAGAGGTGTACTTATGGAAGAAAAATTACTTCGGAAATTAAGAAAATCAAAAAAACTGACCCAAGCAGATGTGGCTTCTGCTCTTGAAATTGGAAGAAGCACGTATACTAAATATGAGTCCGGAAAAAGTAAACCAGTCTCCGAAATGCTAATCAAAATAGCTGATTATTTCGGTGTTTCTGTTGATTACCTTCTTGGACGTACTGATATTCGCAATTATCAGGAATCAAAAATTAAAACAAAAGCATATCACAATCTTGATGTTACTGGCTTGCCGGATGAAGCAGTAAAGCAAGTGGAAGATTATATAGAACTTATAAAACTTAAATATAAACCGGATGGGAGTTATAAAAAAGGCTTGTAAAATATAAGAAGAACAGTTATTGCTGTTCTTTTTATATTTTTTATTTCTAAATTATCTATAAAATATTATCTATAAAATAAAATTGGGGCTTATTTTGCATAACCATTCCTTGTAGGGATTATGATTATTTCAGTACCAGTTGTCAATTAAACATTCCCCGCTATTATTTTACTATTTACATTAATTTTCTCATCAGTTTTTCAATATAATATCTTATTTATTTAATTTATAACATATTATACCATTTATTTGAAATAACTGGTATAATTGATGAGTATATAATAGGAGGGTTTAAATGAACAACACTTTAATTTTACAGGATTGTCTTGAGGAATTCATTTGTCAAAATGAACTGGGCGAAATTAAGCATCAAGATGCTTTTGAAATGTTCTCAATATTACAAATTACGAAGGAATCCGAAACCTCTTATGACGAGTTAAGTTCTTGCATCGTAGATGGTGGTCTAGATGGTGGAATAGATTCATTTATTATTTTAGTTAACGATAAGGCCATAAACTCAGAAGATCAGTTACCTGAAATTAAGATTATTGAAAGTTCTAACATACAGATTTTCATTAACCAATCGAAATATGAAAATTCTTTTAAAGAAGGCCCAATAAATAACCTTCAATCATCAATGCCTATTATATTAGATATTGACGCTTTAGAGGATATTCTACTAGAGAGATTTAACCCTTTATTAGTTGAAAAAATATTATTATTTAGATCAATCTGGAGATTATGTATTAAGAAAAAGGCAAGTATAAATTTAAAGTATACATATAGCAGTAAATCAAACGAAATATGTATTAACAAATCATTTCAGTCTAAAGTAGATCAGCTAATTGCATTTACAAAGAATAACATGAATATTGATAATATCGGATTTAAATTATATAGTGCAAAAGAACTCCTAACAATATATAGTAAGCAAACATCTAAAGAACTAGAACTAAAATTTAAAGAAAATCCAGTTCCTGTTTCTTTTAGGGAAACAGAGTTTGGTTACATTGGTATAGTGGCCTTAAACGACTACTATAATTTTATTACTAATGACGGTAATTCCATTAGAGAAAATATTTTCGAAAATAATATTAGGCACTATCAAGGGGCAGTTGATGTTAATAATAATATTTCATTGACCTTAAGGAATGACAATGAAAACGATTTTTGGTGGCTAAATAACGGAATTACTATTATAGCGTCGAATTGCAGGCCTCTTTTAAAAACCCTTTTTCTAGAAGATCCTCAAATAGTAAACGGTTTACAAACATCTTATACAATAGGTAAATATTATTCTGAACCTAAAAATGAAAACAGATCAATTTTAATAAAAGTTATACAATCAAATAATAAGAAAACTATCGATAAAATCATTTCTGCCTCCAATAGTCAAAATCCTGTCCCACCTTCACTATTGAGGGCTACAGACGATATTCAAAGAGATTTAGAGATCTATTGTTTAAATAAAGGATATTATTATGATAGGCGAAAAAATTACTATAAGAACAAGCAAAAACCCGCAAATAAAATAATAAGTATTCAAAATATGGCTCAAGCAATAGAAGCTATTTTAAATTATAGTCCTGCTAACGCTAGATCGAAACCAACTACGCTTATTAAAGAAGAAATATCATATAAAAAAATATTTAATCCCAATATAGATTTTGGTGCATATCTTACTTGTTCAATAATTTGCCAAAAAGTAGCAGACTTTATTAAGAATAATGTGAATTCGGATGAGAAAGGCATTCAAAGAAATTTTATGTATCACTTAGCTAGAGTTACTGTATCATTTATTTTATGTAAGCATAATTATAACTCTGATGAAATAGCAAGAATAAGAGAAGATTCCATTTCTATAGAAAAAATAAAAGATGCAAATGATTTTTTGGCACAGGTAATTTACAAGTACAGGGAATCTAATCCGAAAGAAAATATAATAAATATCTCAAAGTCAAATAAATTTGTTACCTTATTAAATGATAGTCTGAAAATTATTTTTAATGACTGACTCTTCAAACAGTCCTAAATAATTTTATAGGAAATTAGAATTTAAACCTAAAAAGATTTAGAATGACAAAGGTACCCTTTATAACGGGCACCTTTTTGTTATTCTAAACTACAATATTTTTTTATTGCTTCCAACCTTTTAGCTCTTTGCGCTTTTGTTCTAGTACCGTAATCCATACTCTTCTTATAATCTAAAATATTTTTGTCTTTGGTGTTTCCGGATCTTAAACCTTCAAACATTTTAACAAGTTTGGCTCTAACCTTCTCAGGGCCGATGCTATTTTTAACACAATAGTCAGCAAAAGCCCATAATCCGTAAAGATGACTACTCCGTCCGATTTTATATTTTTTAAAATCTAATTTTAAACTTTCAATAAATTTAGTATTTAAAATAAACCTGTTTTTAATCTCTGAAATATCAATATCATCAAAATTATCATTCCACTTTTTATACAGATCATCTATATCTTTAGGTTCAGCCGAATTTACTTTCCCATCCTCTAGCAAAACAAATAATATCTCTGATATGAATTCGTGATCAGCCATTCTATTTACCCTAAGATTACTTAATCTTGTTTTCCAAAAAGGTATTTCTGCTAATTCAATAATTATTTTATACAAATCAGAATGATAGAATTGTGCTTTTCTAAGTTCTTGCGGTGTAAGTACTTCACCATTTCTATTTAGCCTGTCGAAGATATTATCAATTGTTTCGCCCGAATCGGTATCTATATATTCAATTGTTAATTGATATTTCCAAAAATGTCGTATATAAGCTGATAGGGCATCGTCTTTTTTTATTTCTGAAAAAAGTAATCCGTTTAGTCTGTCATCTCCAAAAATATCATCTCCAAAGAAATCAGGTACTGGAACCTTATCTTCAATAAAATCTATTATAGATGTTAGTCGTTGTTTCCCATCAATAACATCATATCTAGATGTACCATCCTTTAATATAATCTGATGCAGAAATATTGGAGGTAAGGGGAAATTTTTTAAAATCGAATCAATTAAGAACGACTTTAGTTCTAAGCTCCACACATCTCCTCTTCTTTGATATGGTGGACTTAAATTATACTTACTAGGTGTTAATTTATAACCTTGATAAAACTCCGATAATGAAATATTATTCGATGATCTTGGCAAAAAATTTTCCATAGTTTTCACACTCCTAAAATATCTGTATCCGTATAACATTGATAATTATTAAATAAGCTAGTTAAAACCGCATTTAATGTCTTTGGTGGTTTTGGGTTAATAAGCTTAATATTAACATTTGGGTCAAAGGATGTCAGCAACTCATCTATCTCAGATCTATCAACATGCCAATAAGATACTCCACAGAGTATGACATCGTCATTATCTTTTAATGTTTTTGCTATTTTGACGGCTTCTTTTCTAAGTTTTACAGACCATTCATTATAAATTCGCCCCGAATCTCCTGCAGGAGGTATTATTGAATTAGTTAATGTAGGCCTAGTTAAATCTTCATATCTTACACCTAGTTCATTTAAAGAAGGGCCAGATATCTCTTTGTTATAAATATTAATATCACCACTAAATATTCGTTTATCATAAAAACTTATTGATCCATGCGGCTTAATAATCTTTACTGAGCTATTTCGATTTACATCAATCTTTACAATATCAAAAGTGATCTCTAAATACTTCAACATACGTTCAAGCCATATATCATAATTATATGTTACTATGAATATTTTATCATATTCCCCACTTCCACTTTTAAACTTTGCAAAAAATTTTAGCCACTTCCATTTTAAAAAGTCACTGTTATTTATAATTGAACCAAAATCCATAATTTTATCATAATTAATAAATAGGTATTTTAAATAATGAGATAATTCTAAATATGCATTTATGTACACATTCCCAGTAGGCTTAGTGTTTCTATTATAAATATCTTGTCTGCTACTTGGATTTTTAAATATTGCACTTTCAGTGGCATTCGCACATGTAACAATTTCTTCAATTATCTCTAAAGATTCCTCCTTAGAAATATTAGGATGTGCTCCTAAATTCCATAAAAAAGGAGAGTATTTATAAGATAGAAATCCCTTTTCCCCATTTTCAGGCCAAGGAACTCTGGCTCCGTTACTAAAAAGGTTCATTACATCTATATCTTTAATTCCAATTTGAGAAATTAAATCAATAGAAAATCCATTTCCCAGTATCAAGAATAACTTTTTTATTTTTACCACCTCAAAATTACCTATATAGGTACTAAAATAAATAGCTTTAAATAACCTTATCATAAATGAAAAAATTGTGCAATTAATTGTCACAATTTACTCATAATTACATAGTTAGATAACATTTGTTTAATTACAATTATGCTAAATTAAATAATATAATTTTTTTCTCTTTAATAAGTAAAAAAAATAATGTAGAATATTCAAGTGTAAGAATACAAAAGATATATTTAAGGAGTAACTAAATGGGAACCACGATAGAGCTTTTCTCTGGTCCTGGAGGTCTTGGACTTGGATTTCATATGGCAGGATTTAAAACACTTGCTGCTTTTGAATATGAAGACGATTGCATTAATACATATAAGGCAAACTTTCCTGAAACATATGTTGAAAAAAAGGACTTAAAAAGTTTCTCCGAAACTGATATAGAAAGCTTGAAGGAATTTATCAGAAATAATGGTAGTCCTCTAATTGACGTTGTCATGGGTGGCCCTCCTTGTAGGAGTTTTTCAACTTCAAATTCCAAGAGGGAGCATGGTGACCATAGGGACTACTTGTATAAATCCTTGGTTTATGTTGCAAGCCAACTTAATGCCAAATATTTCATTATGGAGAATGTTGAGGATATTTTATCTAAGTCTGTTGAAAAGGGAAACAGTAAAAAAGTTTTCCACCGGTTACTAGAAGACCTACAGATTGCGGGGTTTCATTATATTAACTTTAAAATATTAAAATCTGCGGATTACGGTGTTCCTCAGACAAGGGAAAGGATTATTATCATTGCAACAAAAGATCCTAACCTTCAGATAACTTATCCAAAACCTACACATTATCCAGACAGGGAACCAAAGTGGATATCCGTCAGTGAAGCTTTTGAAGACCTTCCAAAGGTAACATCTCCAAGTGATAATGAGCGTGGTGCAAACCAAGAACTATTGCATCATGTTGGTAAAAATTATGTTTGTTACCAGTATGCTAGTAATCCAAGGAATGATTATACCCGGTATTGTAGGGGATTTGAAAGCTCTTATGGATATCTGCCTTTTCCATGGACTGCTTACGATCCTAATCAGCTTTCACTGTTTATTGTACCAGAACATAAGGAAAGGATTATTGAAAGGTATTCTCTTCTGGAAGAAGATGAGAATCAGGGGGATTTGGTAAAAAGGTTAAAGTCACAGTTATCAGAGGAACAGTTTCAAAATTTGCTTAAAAGGCAGGTAATCCCCAAAAAAATATTTGTTCAAAAAAATAGAAAGTTACCCGCAAATATTCCTGCCCGGACAGTTACCTCCCATGCCCGAGAAGAGTTGGTACATCCTGACTTTAATAGAAATTTAACAGCACGAGAAGTTGCAAGATTACAAGGATTCCCTGACTGGTACAAAATAACCGGAGATAACCAAAAACCTTATAAGGGTGATCCGGATAGAGAGATAGGAGCAGGCCGTGACTATTACCAACAGCTAGGGGATGCAGTTCCACCGTTAATGGCAGCAGCAATAGCTAAAGAAGTAAAGAAAAATATTGAACATTCAGGACACGCCAAGAATGCCGAATTAAGAAAGCTTCTTGTAAAGTATATATATAGTCATAATATTAAAATTCAAGATGTAATGTCTAAGTTTAAAATTAATAATTTTGAACTTTCCGATATTCTGTCCGGAATAGTGGAGATACCTACCGAGGTAATTGACAAGATATCATCAAAAATTTATGAAGACTAAAAAAGCTGCTATAAGCAGCTTTTCTTATTTTACCGTGGACGCCAATTCGCATTGAAGTTACTATTGTTTATATCTGTAACCATTTCTAGAACTTGAAGTGCATGGTTTTTTATAAGTTCCTGGATCCTATCCATACTCCCAAAATATATACTATCGTCATTCGGCTTGTCCTCATCAATCAAATACACTCCATGCCAGTCTTCCTTAGCAGCTTTGTAATACTGGCCTTTTAGAAAATAATCTGGGTCAAGTGCAAGTAATATTGACCATAGGTTATTATCCATAGCTTTCCGACTTGAACTTGTATTTATCTTTACTCTATCCCTTATAGATGTCTTACACTGAATTAATCCGAATAATGTCCATTTCCTAGAAAACTGCGTTAAATATAATAAAAATAAATCAAAATTCTTACTCTTTAATATTTCCCCAATATATGATCTTTGAGAGTCATTACTTATATGCAGCTCTGCTTCTTCTCCATTCTGCCTTGGTTGACTTCCACCCTTGAACAATTTATTCATCATGCTATCATTAACAACAATAATTTCTCCGGAATTGTCACCCAATGTGAGTCCCTGTCTAAAGAAGTTTTCCCATGCTATACCTGATGCACGTTTCCAGCTTTGAGTGGCACTATCAAATATCGACAGTAATTCATCATCTGTCAGCAATTCAAAGGCTTTATCTTCATCTATATTTTTGGCCTGTAAAATGGTTTTTATTGTTTCTCTCTTGTTATCTATATATGAATTTATATGTGCCTTTTGAACCATTCTCCAGACATGCCCCGGATTTTCTCCCGGAAACTTTGAGACCAAGCTGCTAAAAACCTCATGAATTGTATCTGTTCGAAGACTTGCAATTTTTTTATCTGTAACTGTACCACTTATATTGCATGTTTTTTCAGATAAAATTTTAGCATATTCGTTATTAGCATCATCTATTGATATATTTGGCATAAGTTTCTCCTAAATCTCTTATCATGGATTATATAATCTTATACACCAAATTGTACCAAAGTAAGCTAAATTGTGCAATATAATGACACATCGTATAAATTTTTTACTACATGCTACTGCTTTTTTAATAGCGGTATAAGTGTAGCCGTTGCAATTCCAACAAAAACACTTGCTGTAACCTCACTAATAGAAGCCTTACACATGAGTAAATATAAACAGAAAATCAAAATTGGGATTATAATTAAATTGAGGTTATTTTCTAATTTAAAAAATCTCTTAATTTTTAATTTTATCGACTTTTTCTCATCTTTATCCTCTTCAACAATTGGAATAGTATTTAAGTCATTAATGCATTCAGCAAATAAATCAATACTATATTTATGTGGATTGGTAATCTTATTAATATTTTCATAATTGGGTATTAAATTATAAGTAATCTTCAAAAGATTTTTAATTACTATTGAGATTTCTGAAAGATACAGTCCTTTTCTAAGATTTGGTAATACTCTCTTGTTCAAGCTAATATAGAAATCCCTAAGATATTGTTCTTCTACAGAAATATTAAATAAGTTAATCTTCCGGTAGAATTTTAAAGAATCATATATAAGCCAGTTAAAATGCATACCTATTTGATTAAGTTCTTTTATAATTTTTTTACGTTCATCTTCTACTTTGCATTCATTTGAACATACCTCTAACCGATTTCTTAAAAGATATAATATGTAAAATTGCTTATTATATGTATCGAGATTATTGAATGCTCTGTTATAAGTCTTTATATAGGCATGTGCTATAAAGATAAAACTTAAGCAATACAAAAGGTAAAAATAAATTTGTGATATTTTAAATACACTTAAGGCATTTATCATGGAAATAATAAATGGTAAAGGGGTTAACAGAATAAGAATCCACAAATTTTTATTTATATTTACTATTCTTCTCTCAAACTTGTTTTTATGAATTTTTTTGAAAAAAATATTCATTTGCTCAGGTGTAACTTCACAATTTCTATTCTTTTCTTCAATACCATTATTCAAAAAATCACCTCCACAATTATACATTGATAATATCAAATTTGCCCCAAAGGTTCAATAACATAACACATTCAACTAATTTTTGCCTTTTATAATTCTCATACACATGCTATAATAGAACGTATGTTCGACAAATTATTCGAGGTACCATATGATATCAACAGACAAACTAGAATTAATATGTAGAAAATGTCACATTATCAAGGAGTTTGCCCCCTTACCCGAATCAATACTAGGCTACTATTATTGTGACGGGAACTACTATGTTATTTTGATTAACGAGAGTATTAGGGATGATGAGAAGCTTTACCGCTGTGTTCTTGCGGAAGAGATAGGACACTACAGGACCACTATCGGTGATATAACCCCACGTAAATACATGTGCTACAGGGACAGGCTCACAGTGGACAAAATGGAACATTTGGCCTTACGGTGGGCAACCGATTTCATGGTACCTACAGGTATGCTAATTGATTCGCTTAGAGAATGGCTACAGCCGACACTTGATGGTCTGGTGGAATACTTTCAGGTAACTAACGAATTTATGCTGCATAAGCTGGAATTTATGTCAAAGCAGAATTGTCTCTGGGACATAGACGGTAAAAGAAGTTTGTACCTTGCCAACTTTCCGTCAGTACATATTTATGAAAGAATATAACATGGAGGTGTATGTCATGATAGCTGCTATATATGCAAGATATTCAAGCGACAACCAGAGAGAGGAATCTATTGATGCTCAGGTAAGGGCGATTAATGAATATGCCCAGAGAAACGGTTATAGCATAGTCAAAATATATTCGGACGAGGCACGATCCGCCACAACAGACAACAGGCCACAGTTTTTGCAGATGATGAAAGACAGTGCATTAGGTCTGTTCAACGCTGTTATAGTCCACAAGCTGGACAGGTTTAGCCGTGACAGGTACGATTCTGCCTTCTACAAAAGACAGCTTAAAAAGAACGGTGTGAAGCTTATATCTGTTCTGGAAAATCTGGATGACAGCCCGGAGAGTATCATTCTTGAATCGGTACTGGAAGGCATGGCCGAGTACTACAGTGCAAACCTTGCCCGTGAGGTTATGAAAGGCATGAAGGAAACTGCTCTACAGTGCAGGCACAACGGAGGTACTCCGCCCCTTGGTTACGATGTGCTTCCTGACAAAAGCTATTCTATAAATGAATCTGAAGCACGGATTGTGAGAACCATATTTGAAATGTACGCATCCGGCCACAGCTACAGCGAGATAATTGACACCATGAACCGTGAGGGTTACAAGAGCAAGTCCGGGCGATCCTTCGGCAAGAACAGCCTCCACGATATACTGAGAAATGAGAAATATACCGGTACATATATTTTCAACCGTACTGTTAGCAAAGCCGGAGGCAAGCGTAATAACCACAGTTCAAAGTCGGATATAGATATAATCCGGGTGGAAAACGGAATGCCTGCTATTATATCAAAGGAATTATGGAATGAGGTGAGCAAAAAGATGAACGGAAATAAACGTGCCAGGGCCGCCAACTCTGCAAAGGAAAACTACCTTCTGAGTGGTCTGGTTTTTTGCGGTGTATGCGGTGGATCCTTTGCAGGAAACCGTAAATTTTCGGGACGTAATAAAAACCTGTATGTAACATATGAGTGTACCACCAGAAAACGTAAACGTACCTGCTGCATGAAGTCCATTGAAAAGAATTTTATCGAAAATCTGGTTATTGACCAGCTATTAACTGATATTTTTGCTCCCGATGCCATAGAAAGAATTGCAGACAGGATTGCTGAGTATGCGAAAACCAGAACATCTGAGATTTCAAAAAACATTAGGGAATATGAAAATGAATTAGCAGGAATTCAGACACAAATAAGCAATACTGTAAATGCAATTGCCAACGGAATGTTCCACCCTTCCATGAAGCAGAAAATGGACGAATTGGAGGCAAGAAAATCAGCTTTGGTAATCAGGATCGAGGAAGCAAAACGGCAGGCGGAAATAAATTCTCCCTCAAGAGATTTCATCCGCTCCTATCTGGAACAGGATTCCGATATAAAAAACAAAAGCCCGGAAGATCAGAAACGGATCATCCAGACTTATGTCGTTAAAATTATTGTCTACAATGATAGGATTGACACCTATACAATTGTGGACTTTGATGGTGGAGGCGAGGGGAGTCGAACCCCTGTCCGAAACCATATCCTCAAGAACTTCTACGGGTGTAGCCTATGA